ACTCACAAAATAGCTGTTCGTCCAAAGGCTCGGCAGCCTTGATTTAAGCCAGGGAAACTCCGCCCTCAACATTTTAGAGGAATAGCCTTTGATCTGCTTAACAGCTTTATGTACTCCGAACTGCGGGTCTACTTCCATAAGCAAATGCACGTGGTCGGGCATGATCTCCATTTCGATTATTTCGACATTTAGTTGGTCGCAGGTTTCTTTAATCAGCTCCTTTAAGCGAACATCAACACCGTTTATCAAAACGGAACGTCGATACTTGGGACACCATACTACATGGTATTTGCAGGAATAGACTACATTATGGTTTGACTTGTATTCCATAAATACATTATACTACTGCAACTTATATAATGCAATAAATATTAGATAGCTTTCAACAAAATAATAGTTGTCTTATATCCCCATTGCTAAAGGAAGGGGCTTTACGACAACATTTGGTAAAAATACTTGAAATGCACCTATTGCAATGGTATAATATGCAATATAAATAAAATTAATAAACAAGTCGGAAAAGTCATGTAAATTATACATGGCTTTTTATAATTTGATCGCTATAGGCGATCTTTTTTTATGCCTTTTTATAAGGCTTCAGATAAATTTTTTAATCTAAATTACAGCGAAAGCTGATTATATATAAAATATACAAAATATATAAAGTTCAGGAGGAAAAACAAAATGAAAAAATATAAGGTAGGGCAGATATTGTATTATGTAGTCTGTGATTTTGATTCTGCGGAGGTAATAAAAGGTGTGATCGAGACAGTAGAAGATGATCATATTATTTTATTAGTAGACGGAATAACCTATTGGCTCGATGAATGTGATGATATTTTTGAATCAGAAGAAGAAGCAGTTGCATGCCTGAAAAAGAAAAAAACGGTGCGAGAGAAAAAACTTTCGGCTGCCAGAAGGTTGTTGTTTTGAAGGGAAATATATGGTCAAATAACAAAACTAAGCAATCATCATGCCACCTTCCATGGTAGTATGTGCGGCGGATGAGACACGGAAAGGAAATAATAAAGATGGTGGATTGCAGCAAAAGCATGTATCTGAAGCTATCCATATTTTAAACGAAAGAAAATAACCGTATTGTCTCCTGTAGGGCAATACGTCACCTATGGGTGCAGATTTTAGTGGATGCGCCCGCAGGGGGCGTGTTCTTTCTAGGAGGAAAAAAATATGTTAGAAAACAAAGATTTTTACCCGACACCGGATAAATTGATTGAAAAAATGGTGGAAGGTCTCAATTTTAAAATGATTAGAACTGTCCTTGAACCATCCGCAGGGAAAGGAAATATTGTAGAATCCCTGCAGAAAGAAGCAAAGAAAGTTTTGGGATCATGGACAAGAGAAGAGAACTTTTTGGATGTAGATTGCATCGAGAAAGATCAGAATCTCCGCCATATTTTAAAGGGAAATGGCATGCGTGTTGTTCATGATGATTTCCTGACATATGACACTATGAAGATGTACGATTTGATCATTATGAATCCGCCTTTTAGTGACGGATGCAGACATCTTCTGAAGGCAATGGAAATGCAGGAAATTACCGGAGGCGCAATCGTATGTCTTTTGAATGCAGAAACATTGAAAAATCAGTGCAGCAACGATCGAATCCTTCTTGCAAAGAAGATCGAACAAAGCAATGGAACTGTGGAATATGTTCAGAGTGCATTTATGGAGGCTGAAAGAAAGACGCCGGTTGAAGTGGCTCTTGTAAAAGTACAGTTTCCAAAGAAGGAGAGGCGTTCGTCCATTATTGACCGGCTACAGAGAGAGAAGACAGTAAAAGAAACTGCAGATCCAAATACGGATCAGCTTGTGGAAAACGATTTTATTAAAGCAATTGTGGACCAGTACAAGCTGGAAGTACAAGCTGGATGCAGGCTGATTAGAGAATACCAGGGAATGCAGCCGGTTATTTTGTCTGAGTTCAAAAAAAACGAAGACGGAAGAACGGAAGCAACAGGGGAGTGCATTCTTTCATTAAATCTTTGTACGCAGCGTAACCGATATGATGGACAGGCTTCTGTCAATGAATACATTCGTCTTGTGAGACGGAAATATTGGAAAGCATTATTTACGAATCCTAAATTTGTCGGAAATCTGACCGACAACCTTCAGAGAGAGTATTACAATAAGGTTTCCGAATTGATGGATGTTGAGTTTTCCGTGTTTAATGTCTTGGAAGTAAAAATTGACATGTTAAAAAATGTGTCAAGAGGCATTGAAGATGCCATTGTAGGGCTGTTTGAAGAATTTAGTCATAAACATTATTACTATGACGAAATGGGTTCAAACATCCATTATTACAACGGATGGAAAACAAACAGTGCTTACATGGTAAACAAAAAAGTAATCATCCCGCTCAATGCGTACACGTCATACAGTGGAAGTTATTGTCTTGATCACCGTGTAAGAACAAAGTTAGCAGATATTGAAAAGTGTTTCAATTATCTGGATGGTGGAAGGACGGATGATCTGGCTCTTAATGATGCCTTAACACTGGCTCAGAATTCAGGACAGACAAAAAATATTGATCTGAAATATTTTAAGGTTACTTTTTACAAAAAAGGAACCTGTCACATTGTATTCAAGAATGAAGAGCTATTAAAAAAATTCAATATTTACGGTTCACAGAAAAAAGGATGGCTGCCGCCGGCATATGGAAAGAAAAAATATTCTGAAATGAATTTGGATGAGCAGGCAGTAATTAATGCATTTGAAGGAGAAAAAGAATATGCCAAGGTTATGGCAGCCAGTGAGTATTATTTTTCAGATGTAGAAATGTTTTTGCTGGATTGTGCAAGCTGATTTATAAAATATTTTTGAGAAGTGTTAAAAATTAATACCTGACCACAGGAGAAAGAAGAGAAAATAATATGAATAAAAAAATTATTTTAGCAACATCATGTTGCGGGAAAAGTACAGCTGTAAAAAATTGCAAGTTGAATTGTGTTGACTTTGACAGTGCTCCGTACAGAACCAAAGACGCTGGTTGGAAAAATCAGTATGTATCAGAGTTGATCAAAAAAACAGAAGAATATGACGTTGTTTTTGCATCGTATTATGATGAGGTGGCAGCAAAATTAAGCCAGCTCATAAATGAAAAAGACTGGGAACTGTATATTGTTATCCCCAAAGATGATCCGCTGGTTGAGCAGATGCTCATTGGAAGAATGACACTGAGGGATACGGGAAATCGTTACAATAGATGGGTGCATCGACAGATACGCCAGTTTAGTAGCTTATCTGATGTCGAAAGGATAAAGTCATTTGCACCAAATGCGATTATTTATCAGATTGACTATGATCATCCGTATATTATGTCTCTTCCGTTGTACGAAAGTTTGGCTTTGCAGGAAGATGATGTAAAAGATAGTGTTCAACAGTAATTGAGGAGAGCGAAAAATGGAAGAATTAAGAAAATGCTATGCAGAGCTATCTGCCAGGTTAAGATCTATTGAAAACGATCACGAGACGGATATTCTTGATTTTATCAATCTTGATGAAAAAATTATGAATGATTTTCGTGGAGATTGGACGGATGATGATGTTCATAAGTGGTTATACTTTGTAGATCGCATGTCTGCAGTAACCAAAGCTTACAACATTGTACGCGAAGAACTACACCTTGGTGAAATGCTGCCAGGAATTGAGGAAATGTAAGAGTATGGTGCCGGGTGAATATATCACCCGGCATGGTAAGAACAAAATTAATAAGAGTATATTCTTTGGAGGTGTAAAAATGTCAAAAGATTTAAAATTATATAAGCTGATTGAAAAGTCAGTAGACTATAGATGGTGTGGAGATTCGTTTTGTGTGTGGGTTACAATAAGTAATTTGCAATTTTTCGTAGATGAATTAAAGCAGATTGTTGGCGAAGAATATTTTCAAGATGACGGATTTGATGTAAAAATTCAAGTGGATTGTGTTATCTTTGGTGATTTAAACACAATCTTTGATGAATTTGATTTTAAAGAAATGTTTGCATGAGTAGAAAGCAACATTTCATGGGAAAGGAAGGTAAGAAATTATGTCTTTAACATTAGAAGAATTAAAGGAAAATCGTAATAATGTCATGTCAATAATGGAAAACAGAATTATGTTAATGACAAGATGCGATAAAAAAACGGCAAATCTAATTGCAAATGAAGTATTAGATTTGGATAGAGAAGCCGAATATTTATTAAAAGATACTATAGATTAGAAATACGTGTTTCATCGAAAGGAGCATTATATTATGACAATAGGGGAAATAAGGAAAATGGACATTCCTGATGATACAGAAGTCAAAATCAACACTATATGGGATGAGGCGAGACAGGAACTTCTTCCAACCGAATGCGATGGATTTTACCATAAGGAAGATAATGCATTGTATTTAACACCAACCATAATTGCACTATAAGGAGGACTTTTAAAATGGACGATATTGTTTACGCAGTTATTGCAGATATGGAAAAGAAAGAGAACTTTGTAGAAACCTTTTTCTCAACGGAGAGTTACGAGAATATTAGGATGAATAGAAAAAACAGTAATTCTTTTTTAAGAGTTCAAAGTGTTTTTGAAAATTATAAAGACGCTGTAAGAGAAGCAAAGCGACTTTCAAAGCCAAGTTATATTAAAGGCTGGAACTATAACGAACACAGGAATTGTTCATTCAAATGAAACTAAGATTTACATGAATGGAGAGAGAAAAATGTTATATATTGCAGTGAAATGGAAAGATGGAACAGTGACACACAGAACTTACAATGATCCGTATGTGCTTGAAAGACAGTATACGGAAACGGAAATCAGAGAGATTTACAAAAACAATCCGGATGTTGAATATATCAATATTGCAAAGTAACAAGCTCACGTTTGTTGATTTTTGGTATAAAACAAAATCTATAATGATACATAAAGGCAGCTAGGAAAATATAACCGGCTGCCTTATTAAGTGGAATTAATAATAGTACATGTCTGAAGACATGCGGCAGGAGGATACAAATATGAAATTTAAAAATTTACCACAAAAAGAACAGGAAGGATATGTGATCAATTATACGGATCCTATCAAAATAAAAATATATTTATTGTGCTATCAAAATGTGGAGAAAGCAATAAATAAATTAAAAGAGAATGACAAAGATGCACTTTCCATTGATACAATTATTCGTAGGGAAGATACAGAGGAACATATTAAAACAAGTGCAAATGACACCATTCCAGTTATAAAAGTACTAATCAGTGAGGGAAAATATTTTCATAAAAAGCGTGACTATCAAACACTTGCTGAGTTGGTGGAAAAGGAATCCCGTGCATTAAACATGATTCCAAAGGAGTTTGTTACAGATGAGCTTGTAGATCATGCAATCAAACATCAAAAATATCTCCATGTAAGAGATATCCCGGCAAGATTCATGACGGCTAAACGTTTTGTTACTCTGTGCAAAAAAGACTGGAGTGCTGTTAATTGGCTTTCCCAATATATAGATCTTCTGTCAGACGAAAATTTACTGGAAGTTATTTGCGAAAATAGCGGAGAACTGCGAGAAATTCCTATAGAAAGGTGGAACAAAGATCTGCTTTATCATTATCTTGAGTATTGTGTAAGAAATTACAAAGATACTGGATTTACGGATTATATGATAAAACTACCGGATGAATTAAAAGACAAAGTATTTTATCAGTGCTGTTGTATGACTGGTGGATTTCATTACAGCAAGATTCCTGAGAACCTGAAAAAGATAGTGATTTCCTGGAAACTTATTGCAGAAACGATAAGACGATGGGATATTTATGATCGTGGAAATGGTAACCATATGTATTATAATGGGCTTGGATGGATGCTGCAATATCTTCCAGAAGAGTTCAAATCAAAAGAGGTATGTCTCGAAGTCTGCAAGAGATATCCGTATGCAATACGTTATGTTCCGAATGAGTTTGTAGAGGATGATTCATTTTGGAATGAGCTGTTAAGTAACGGATGCTATACACCACTTTTAAATTTGGAAAAAGACCAGGAAAAACATTTATCAAATAAATACCGTGATTTCAAAAAAGAGGTTACGAAAGATGACGAGTTGCATAACGGATCTTATAATCCGAAGACAGAAGAGGATTGGAAGCTTTTTTTAAGCAAGCATGGTGCTAAAATTACAGAAATGCCAAATAAATTTCTGACAGTGGATATGCTGCTTATTGCAATGCGTTCAAATAGCTTTGCAGTTGAAAGAAACACAGATATTATTGATAAGCTGTCTGACGTAGACAAAGAGTCTTTTTGGAAAAAAGTAGTAGAAGAAAAACTTTTTAACAGACCGATATCTGTTCCAGATGAATATATGTCAGAAGATGTGATATGTGAATGGGTAAAAGGAAAGTATTGTTATGACACAAATGATATTTCCAAAGTATACCGCACGGAAAATGTGCTGGTTGAATTTGCAAAGGCTCATCCAGACCGCTTTACCTTTGGATATGAAGAGCAAACACAATCCTTGATTGATACAATGATGTCCCTTCAAACAAAAGACATCTGCAAAGGAATGTATCTGAAAAAGGTGCGTCCGGATTTAAGAAGAAAAGAACTTGTTGATGAACTGTGCATATCAGTTCCAAGAGAAATGATTTCTCTTGATACTATCACAAAAGAGCAGATAGATGGAATCATTTCCAGGTTTCCGGGACTTATTGTAGAAGCACCTATGTGGTATATCAGAGAATTGCGGGCTGATGGAGAACATAACAGTGTAAAGAATATGGAAGATAAAAAAATGTCCTTAAGTTCAGAAAATAATTCGCTCATAGATGGACCTTTAAATGTTCCACTAAAAAAACAGATTGAATTTACCGATATTCGGGTCGATGAATGGGAACAGATTAGTTTTTTTGATCTGCTAGGAGCGTGACTGATTCTACAAAAAAGTTGCAAATATTCAATATATATGGTAAAATAAAATCATAAATAAAATTAAAAAACAAATCAAAAAAGCCATGTGAACTTCGCATGGCTTTTTATAATGTGATCGCCAAGGAGCGATCTTTTTTTATGTCCTTTTACAGGACTTTAGTATAGATTAAGTTTTATCTTTTAATCTAAATTACACGTTACAAAATTGTAACGTGATGAAATATATAAAAACGTACATTAAAAAAATTATAGTGGAGGAAAAAATGAAAATTAATTACATTGGCTTTGGAGGAACAGGAAATTACCCATGTTATGAGGATGAAAACGGGAAAATTTATTTTGATCTGGATAACGGGCATGGTGAATTAGACTTGCACACAGGAGCATACAGACATCCCGAAGATGGGGATATTTGCGGTGAACCGTTTGAAAGAGTTATGGAAGAGGTTGAGTGCGAGGCTCCTTTCAAAAGACATCCGAGGAAATTTGATTATCAGATGTTAAGCAGGCTGCAGCATGATTGTGAGTACTTTCTTGGGTTTGGTTTTGGACATGAAAGTAATTTGTACTATAAGACAGTTGAAAAACACTGTGATGAAATGGAAAAACTATGGAAATCATTTGCGGATGATGAGAAACCGGAATGGCTGACCATGGAACAGATTAAAGAATACAGAAAAAAAATGATGATAGCACGAGGTAATAAATATGGAAAAAATTTTTAATAACAGATACAAAGCAGACGAAGGAAAATACTTTGTATTAACAGAAAAAGAAACGTACCAGCCTACAAAAAACATTTCTGTAGGTGAGCCGGTAGCGGAAGGATATGATAGTACGATAGCCGCGGAAAGATTCGTGGAAAATGGGTACTTGACAGAAAACCCTATTCCTGACTGGATTGAATCTACTGGTTATGAGGTGGTATACGACAGAAAAGAGAATACAATCCATGTTGGTAATCCGGTTATATTTCCAGCAAGAGAAATTGCGGAAAAGTATTTGACTCATGCAGAAAAAGATTGTTCTTGGATAAAAGAAAAATTATATATCAGAGAATGTATTTATCGTGGGCCAAAACTTAAAGAATGCCGACAGTACAATGGGAAAAAAGTCTATAGCGAAAGTTGGTACTATGGACCAGATGCACTGGAAGTTGGTGATTTAGTGGAAGAAAAAATTGTCGATGAAGCAATGAATATGCTTCCACCGGCATGCATGAGAGGTGATTGCTCTCAGGTTGGAGAACCGGCGAATCACATGTATGACAATGACAATGGCAAAATACGTCCAGTATACACAACCTTTAAAAGGGTTGCAGAAGATACATGGGAGTATTGTGGAAGTTGTTTCCGCGGGGAAAATGTTCAACGCGGGAAAAAACTGAGTTATGTTTAAGGGAAGGAAAAAAGATATGGAATCAAAAAGAATAAAAGATTATATTCTATGCTATATGCGTGAAAGATCAAAACTTGACATAGAGGATTATATTTCATCATTTTATAAGGATGAAGAAATAACAGCAGAGCAGCTCGATGAACTTTATGCATGGCTTGATCGTATATACGATGATGTAATTGCATGAGTTTAAGACAAATTACAATATAACATTGCAGCCAATATAACCTGATGGGTTTGTTGGCTGCGATAGAATGGAGAAAATTTAATGGGATGGACGGAATATAGGGCATCATATTTTAAATCCGGGAAAATAGACCGAAAAGCAGAATGTGATGCTTATTTTTCACAAGGATACAATAGATGACACTTTGTCGTTTTAAAATCGGTAGTGATCGGAAGTGTATATTATGCTGCCATAAAAGATTGTATGCGTTATCTCGGAGAATCGGATGGCAAAAGCGTTTATGAATCAATTGAGGATGGAAAAATATGGTGTGCCATTCTTCTAACATCTATAAGAGGAGATTATTTTTCCTATAAGTACATGGATGAGACCGTAATTCCTTATTATTATGACTGCCCGGAATCAATCTTAAAGCTATTAAGTGATACAGATAATGAAAATGCTTTGGAGTACAGAAGGCTGTGCAGGGAAAAAAGGAAGGAAAAGAAAACACGATCTTTATCGGCGCTGCCAGTCGGAAGCATCATAAAGTGGACGATTGGAGAAACAGAAAGGATTGCTTATAAGCATGAGGCAGCCTATCAGTTCAAAAGACCATTTTGGATGGCTATGGACAATTCTCGTTATTACAAGAAAACACAAATTAGTAATAACTGGGAAATTTGGGAGGGAAAATAATGGGAAAATATTGTTTAACAGTAGCAGGACTATTTGAAGAGGAAGTGTATCGTTTCAATTCAAGTGATCCCAAAAAAATAATAAAAAAGTGGTTTGAACAGGAAAAAGCACATGCATTGTGTGCAAATATTCAGGCTGCAACAAGAGAAGATGCGTTAATGCTTCTTACATGGGCTTTTGAAAATATAGAATATGTTAAGAAGCAGTATCCAGGTTGTCATTATAGATGGAATTATATTTGTGATGGAATCGAAAAGGAAATATCAGAAAAATGTAAAAGTTTTCAATGGGAATGGGATTCTGTATTTCCATTCTGCATGGGTTAAAACAAAAATGGAGGGAAAACACATGTTATATAAAATAAATTTTTTAGTCAATGGAATTTCACACGCTAATCTGGTAGAAGCAAGCAATATAGAACTTGCAAAAAGTTTCTTTATTAAGGAACACCTGGATGGAGATGCGACAAGGCTTGTGGAGATCAAAGAAAATAACGAATCATACAAACCTGGCCAGCCGTGTTGGAAAGTACCGGATGATTGGAAAGTCAAGGTCCTATGGTTCAGTCGGCACGAAATGACGACGGATCAGAAAAAAGCTCTCGGTGCATGTGAAATCAATCAGATAAACAGAACCATTGGTTCTGCATATGAACTGAAGGAAGAGATAGAGCAAAGTGATATTGTTGCAATTGTTGCTCCGATTGGTTTGCAGCAACAGTTTTTAAGCATTGCTGGAAATAAGCCTGTAATCATGGCTGTGAATGATCGCATTTTGATTCCAACAGAAGATGGAAAAGATAAGGTAAGCTTCAAATTCGTAAAATGGGAAAGAATAAAGAAAATTGAGGTCGTAAAAGAGGACTTCAACTTATAAGATTATTATAGAAAGGAGAATGCAGGGAATTTATAATGAAAATTATGAATTTCCCTGCGAATAAAATAATGGAAGTAGAATTATTATTGCAAATACAAAAAAATTATCAAAAATGTCCGTTTTGCGGACGTAATTATACTAAAGAGACGGATGTGTTTAGCATCCACGAAGACGGATCTTTTGAAAGGAAATGTATGTGCGGATATGAGATGTCCGGGCATATAGATATTAACGGCATAATTGAGAAAGATTATAATGAAAGTTGTGCCAAGAATGATTTTTTGATGGAGCTCAAAGAAGGGAGTTTATTACATAATGATGCAAGAGGAGAGAAAAAATATGCTAAATACAAAACAGCAGGAAGCTGTAAATTTTAAAAATGGACAGATGCTTGTCGTATCTTGTCCAGGAAGTGGAAAGACAACAGTGATTGTTGCAAGGGTGCACCAGTTGATTGAATCAGGTGTTAATCCAAGCAATATTCTGATCATAACATTTACCAAAGAGGCTGCTGATCAGATGCAGAAACGCTACGAGAAAGAGTATGGTCCTACACAAGCTTTTTTTGGAACTATACATTCCATTTGTTTCCGGGTGCTTGCCAAGGCATATAACTATACAAAAGAAGACATCCTGCGGGCAAACGAACAGTGGGAGTTCATGTTTAATTTTTTATGCAAAAAAGTCAGTAGTACTGACTTGCAGGAATACATAAAAAATATGATAGCTGAAATTGGTTATGTCCGGAATAAAGGCATGGATTATAGAAAATATCAGCCAGAACACAGTGAAAAAGATATTTTCCGTGCAACATATCAGGCATATGATGAGTTTAAAAAAGAGAAGAATAAGATCGATTTTGATGATATGCTTGTCATTTGTCAGAAATGCTTCATGGAAGATAAGGAAACTCTTCAATACTGGAAAAATCAGTTTACACATATAATGATTGATGAGTTTCAGGATACAAACAGTATCCAGGCAGATATTTTTTATATGCTTGCTGGTCCGGATGGAAACTTATTTGTTGTGGGAGACGACGATCAGTCGATCTACAAGTTCCGATCTGCGGACAGTTCGATCATGCTTGATTTTCCAAAAACATTCCCTAAATGTCGGACAATCTATATGGATACGAATTACAGATCCGGTACAGAAGTTATTAAATATGCTGGAAATCTGATTCGTATCAATAAAAACAGGTTTGAAAAAAATTTTCATGGTTTCCGGGAAGAGCAGGGGGCTGTATCTGCCATTGCGTGCAATGGGCAGATACAGGAAGTAGATTGTATTTTAAAAGATATGAATTCTCTTCGAAAACAGGGAGTTAAATACACTGATATGGCGGTATTGTACCGGACGAATATGGAAAACCAGCTTTTGGCAGGAAAACTGTTAAAACTGAAGGTTCCGTTCTATACGACGGAGGCAATAAAAGATTACCATGAAGACTTCATATTTCAAGACATTATGGCATATTACCGTCTCTCATGTGGAAACGAAAGAAAAGGGGATCTGCAGAGAATCTTAAACAGACCGTCAAGATTCTTAAAAGCGGAACCGTTTAAAAATTGCAGTTTTAGTAAGGCAGACTTATTTGAAGCCTGTAAAAAATTAGGAGATAAATCCGTGCATGCAATGTCAAAAATCAATGAGTTGCTATATGATATTGATATGTTGAAAGAACAAACAGTACCATACGGATTCGTTCAAAGCTTGTTAAGCATGGGGTATATGACGTTTATCGGCAAATTTTGTGAATTTACCGGACGTGACCTGGAAATCTGTATGCAGACATTGAATTTACTGCTTGAAGAAGCTAAAGAACAAGGTTCGATGGAAGAATGGCAGGCATATGCCAAGTTCTATTCTGAATCGCTGCAGCAAAAGAAGAGAGACAAAAGGAAAGATGGCGTCTGTTTATCTACATTCCATTCTGCAAAAGGACTGGAATGGAGCAGAGTATACATCTTAAATGCCGATGATGGTAATTGTCCTTATAAAAAGTCGGATGATATAGAAGAAGAAAGACGACTCTTCTATGTTGCCGTAACAAGGGCAAAAGATGTTTGTAAAATTTTCTATTCCGGTTCCAATGGAAAGAAAAAACAAACACCATCTCAATTTCTATATGAAATGGGACTGCTTAACACCGGTGCAAAAATAATTAAACCGATCATTTATTGATTTTTTAAAGTAATAGTGGTAGTCTTATTACATAAGAAAATCAATCAGTAAATCAAAGGAAACCATGAAGTTTTTCGTGGTTTCCTTTTTTTCTTGGGAGGGAAAACTATGTATATCATAAAAAGAAATGGAGAACAGAATGAATTTAACATTGAAAAAATCACCAATGCTGTAGAAGCAGCAAACTTATCTGTATCAGAAGAAAAACAGCTTACATATCATCAGATCATGTCCATTGCAGAAAAAGTGCAGAAAAAAGCACATGGTTTGAAAAGAGCAGTTTCGGTAGAAGAAATATCAGATATGGTAGAAGATGAAATTATGGCAGAAGATGGGTACGAGGTTGCCCGTAATTATATTAAGTACCGTTTCAAGCGTGCATTATCACGGAAACAAAACACGACTGACGAAAGCATTTTGTCGTTGTTGGAATGTAACAATGAGCTGGTGAAACAGGAAAATTCAAATAAAAATCCTGTTGTAAACAGCGTACAGCGTGACTATATGGCCGGAGAAGTAAGCAAAGACTTATGCAAGCGTGTGTTAGTACCGGAAGATGTATGGAATGCGCATGAGGAAGGAATTATTCATTTTCATGATGCCGATTATTTCGCGCAGCATATGCACAATTGTTGTCTGGTCAATTTAGAAGATATGCTTCAGAATGGAACCGTTATCAGTGGAACATACATCAGCAAACCAAAAAGTTTTGCAACAGCCTGTAACATTGCAACACAGGCGATTGCACAGATTGCAAGTGTACAGTACGGCGGACAGACAATTTCTATTGCACATCTAGTGCCATTTATTGATGTGTCAAGAAAGAAAATTGAAAAACAGGTCATAGCGGAATATAAGGCAAATGATATGCATGCAACAAAAGAGCAGATCATGCGGACGGTGGAGAGTCGGCTGGACGTAGAAATCGCTGCAGGAGTACAACTGATCCAGTATCAGCTGATCACGTTAATGACAACAAATGGACAGGCGCCGTTTGTATCCCTTTATATGTATATCAATGAAGTGCCGGAAGGACAGCAGAGGGATGATATGGTAAGATTTATTGCAGAAATTCTGAGGCAGCGAATCAAGGGTGTACAGAATGAGCATGGAAAATGGATTACACCGGCTTTCCCTAAATTATTGTATGTTCTATCCGAGGATAATGTGCATGAAAACAGCGAGTACTTTTGGCTGACAAAGCTTGCTGCGGAATGCACAGCAAAAAGAATGGTTCCAGATTATATTTCTGAAAAGAAAATGAAGGAAATCAAAGAAGGAGACGTATATGGCTGCATGGGCTGCCGGTCATTTTTAACGCCAGACAGATTTACTAAAACAAAAGGCAATATTGCTAATGCATTAAATTATAAGGAAGATATGCATAAATATTGGGGCAGATTTAATCAGGGTGTTGTCACGATTAATCTTCCGGATGTTGCATGTACCGCCGCAGGCGATATGGATGGATTTTGGAAAGTGTTTGACGAAAGACTTGAATTATGTCATAAAGGTTTACGTGTCAGACACTTAAGGCTACTTGGCACACCATCGGATGCTGCTCCAATCTTATGGCAGTATGGTGCTTTGGCAAGACTGGACAAAAAAGAACCCATTGATAAGTTGTTATACGATGGTTATTCCACGTTGTCACTTGGATATGCGGGCCTTCATGAATGTGTATTCCGGATGTTACACAAGAGCCATACAGATCCGGAGGCTATAGGTTTTGCAAAAGAGATCATGCAGCATATGAATGACAAGTGCGAAGAGTGGAAAAAGGCAGAGAACATAGATTATAGTTTATATGGGACCCCGTTGGAATCGACCACTTATAAATTTGCTAAAGCATTACAGCGCAGATTTGGCATAATTCCAGGAGTAAGTGATAAAAACTATATTACAAACAGCTATCATGTTCACGTCACAGAAAAAATAAATGCTTTTGATAAGCTGAAATTTGAGTCTGAATTTCAAAAACTATCACCCGGCGGAGCAATTAGTTATGTTGAAGTTCCGAATATGCAGAATAACATACCGGCAGTTGTTACTTTAATTCAGTACATATATGAAACAATCATGTATGCAGAATTAAATACGAAAAGCGATTACTGCGAAGTATGTGGATTTGATGGAGAAATTCAAATTGTAGAAGATAAACATGGCAAACTCGTTTGGAAATGTCCAAATTGTGGCAACAGAGATCAGAACAGAATGAGTGTGGCCAGAAGGACATGCGGCTATATTGGCAGTCAATTCTGGAACCAGGGACGTACACAGGAAATAAAAGAAAGAGTTCTGCATTTATAAAAAAGAAGTATTTTGTAAAATAGAAAATAGCTTAAATATCAACAATGGGAGTGCTTTATCAATATAACAGAAACACTTCTATTCGAAAAAAAAGATTTTTAAGAAGTGGACTGTTCACCTAAGTAATTAGTGTGGCAGTCCACTTCTTGCATTTACTTCGGTTGTAGATTGTGTTATCATATTTATATAAGGAAGTGAAACAATGATTGTATGTGTGGCAGTAGATGATAATAGGGGGATGATGTTCAATAATCGTCGCCAAAGTCAGGACAAAATATTGAGAAAATACCTTTTAAATATGGTAAATGGGAGAAAGATATGGATTAACAATTATACAGCAAAACAATTTGAGTTTCCTTTGACGGGCAATATTGCCGTAGATGAGAATTTTTTAGATAAGGCATGTGAAGAAGATTTTTGTTTTGTGGAAAATCTTTCGTTGGAAAAATACAAAGAAAGAATAAAGGAGATTATTCTCTTTAAATGGAACAGAATTTATCCGGCAGATATGTATTTCGATATTCCATTAGTTGAAAATGAATGGAAATTAACATATGTCGACGAATTTGAAGGAAATTCACATGAAAAAATTACAATGGAGGAATGGAAACGTGAAAGTATTTAATTGGATTTTTGCAATATTTTGTATTTTATGCCTGCCTGTGTTTGGATTCCATGCAGGATCTGTTTTTATGTGTTTGCTGGGGATCGTATCATTACCAGTAAAACCGGTAAAAAAAATTTGGAATATGCTGCCTAAATCAAAAATATTACGTCCAGTAATTATAGGTTCTTTGTTTGTAATATTCTGTTATATGATTCCAACAGACAGCAATCAGTCGGATATAGTTGCTGAAATATCAACTGAATCATCAGAAATAATACAAGGCTCAGAAGCTGTTAAAAATGAACCGTCAGAAACAGAAAAGCTGGAAACTGAAACTTCAAAATTAGCTGCAGAAGAAACTGAAAAGGTAATAGAATCAACAGATACAGAGATTGAGACAGAAGAGCAGATCGAGTCGCAAACTAAACCGTCAACAGAAGTCACAATTTCAGTATCTGATATTCCAGAATATTCAGGCAAACCATATGTTGAGATAAATGGTAATACACCTAAGTTCTTAGAAACAGATCTATCTACGACGTCATATGAGTATTATAGTGATTTAGATAACTTAGGACGATGTGGGGTAGTATATGCCTGCATTGGCACGGATTTAATGCCGACAGAAGAAAGAGGAAATATTGGCTCTGTTAAACCTACGGGATGGCATACCATAAAATACGATGTGGTAGATGGAAAGTATTTATATAATAGATGTCATTTAATTGGATACCAGCTTTCTGGCGAAAATGCCAATACGAAAAATCTGATTACCGGTACAAGATACTTAAATGTAGATGGAATGTTACCATTTGAAAATATGGTAGCAGATTATGTAAAAGAAACAAACAACCACGTTATGTACCGTGTAACACCTGTTTTTGAGGGAGACAATCTTCTTGCAAGTGGCGTACAGATTGAAGCCGAGTCTGTGGAAGATAATGGGGAAGGAATACTTTTTAATGTTTATTGCTATAATGTGCAACCGAATGTAAAAATTGATTATGCTACTGGTGACAGCAACCTGGTAACAGAAACCTCTGATAGCAATACTGATATTAATGTCTCTAATGCAGAATCATATACAAAAAATGAAAATGTTAAATCTGAAAATAATACGAAATCTGGTGGTGCATCTGAAAGTTCAAATTCTGAAAATTCGGGAAATATGAATTCTGCATCCGAATCAAACGAAGGAACAATCTCATCAAATGATCAGGATACCACTGGGTCCAGTACTTTAATGGTTTGGAAGTCAGCAACAGGAAATAAATACCATAGTATCAATAATTGTGGAAGGATGAATCCCGATAAGGCTGTACAAATCACAGAAGAACAGGCAATAAGTCAGGGGTTAGGAAAATGTAGTAAATGTTGGTAAAGAAAATGGGTAATATATTGACACTCCCCATGCCTAAAGGCAGGGGATTCTTGGTGGCTGCCGAAAGGTATCGGCTGACCAGTTCATTTCTGATAGGTCGTACCCCAAGTTAGGGCTGTGCCATCAGCCCTCGTAGAGCAGAACATATAGTTCTCTACGCAGTTTGTCTGTTACCAACAAACTCAGTTGAGTTACAGATATTCATAGCACCCAAAAGGTCTCTATGGATATGGAATCCACATTCACAAGTATAGTTTCTATCATCTGCGTGATGAACACTTCCGCAGATAGGACATCTCTGGCTTGTGTATGCTGAATCTACATACTCAACGGATATGCCTGCTAACTTTGCCTTATATTCTATAAATTGAGCAAGCCTATAGAATGACCATGTGTGCAGACTATGATTGTTTTTACGACTTTTTCTTGTCGTAGAGCGAATGTTTTGTAGGTGCTCTAACTTAATCACTTTAACATTGTGAGCTACTGCTGTTTCTACAATGTCGTGGCTTATTTTATGGTCGATATCACGCATTATGCGTTGTTCCTTATCATTGATTCGTTTTACAGCATTTATCTTTTTAGAGGTCTGTAACTTTTTACGAAGATAAGCATAATGTCTACGCATATATTTGTTTTTGCGACCATTACCATAAAACTTAACAGAACCCTCAGAACAATAGCTAACCGCAGGACATTTGATACCTAAGTCTATACCCATAACATTGCCATCCAACTTGAGTTCAGGTTCTGCAACCTCGTATACGATTTGAGCAACAAGTGTATGGTTCTTAATCACGATACGCATAGTACCAAACTTTGCATCAGAAAATAATGCTTTCTGACGGTCTGTGAGCTTTACGAAAACAGAAATACGTTTTGATTTACCGTCTATCATTACTGGAAATTCGATACAGTTATTCTTAACTTTATAGTTTTGATTATTGATATAACAGCAATGTTTTTTCAGTATTGGAAGATTAGGTGCTTTGGTTCTGATAGCAGAGCCACGCTTTGCGAGGCTTCTGTTTTTAAGAACAGCCTTACGACAGTATTTGTAGTGCTTCTTTACAATGGATTTTGCATCACGAATACACTGATTAAGCAATGCGCTTGGCAGGTCGGCACTTACATCAGCAGTGGTAGTCTTTGCAATAGAATGACCACTTACAGCCTCAGAAACAAGGCTATTAACAGTATCTATATACTCTGTCATAGTCTGCGTGATTAAGGTTTTCTGATATTCAGTTGGATATACTTTTACTGTTTCTGAAAGCTGCATTATATCACCGCCTAAACGTTTTTCTGATTTTCGATGTACTGTTTGATTACAGCAAGTGGAGCACCACCAACTGTAGAAACAAAATAACTGTTGGTCCAAAGGCTTGGAAGTCTTGATTTAAGACAAGGAAATTCTTCTCTCAAAACACGAGATGAATAGCCTTTGATTTGCTTAACGGCTTTATGAATACCGAATTGCGGGTCTACTTCCATGAGCAAATGCACATGGTCTGGCATGATTTCCATTTCTATGATTTCGACATTAAGCTGTTCGCATGTTTGTTGTATCAACTCCTTTAAGCGAACATCAACACCGTTTATTAAAACGGAACGTCGATACTTTGGACAAAAGACCACATGGTACTTACAGGAATAAACCACATTATTGTTAGATTTGTATTCCATATAAATATTATACACCTTAAAGTTATCTAATACAACATAAAATTAGATAACTTTGAGAAAACTAATTAAGCAAAAGAAGTCGCCTTATATCCCCATTGCTAAAGCAAGGGGCTTTACGGCGACATTTGGTAATTAATCACTTATTAGGGAGGACTTTATAACGATGTGTTTTCTGGGATAATTTATTCGAAATTTTGGAATACGGTTGCAAAAAATTAGTATGTATGATATTATAAACATGTCAATAAATTAAAAAAATAAGTCGAAAAAGCTATGTAAATTTTACATGGCTTTTTATAATATGATCGCTTTCAGGGCGGTCTTTTTTTATGCCCTTTTTTGGGTTTTATATAAATTTTCAATCTAATTTACACGTTGTCTAACAACGTGATTTTATATAAGAAAGTAAAAATATAAAAAGGAGAATAAGATTAGTACCAGATCTGATGGATGGATCAGAAATATTGATTTATCCGGATGAAGATTATGATCACTTAAAAGTAAAAGGTGGAAAATGTATTACAGTACATCAGAAATGAGGAAATATGAATAAAAACGAAATTTTTTCCTATTTGAAGCAACATGCAAATGGGACAGTTCTATCGTTTCCCGAAAGAGGACCTTGGGGTTCATCTTCCTATCGGGGAAATTTCTCAGGATGGATTCCGGCAGCAATTATATATAGATATGGAGCAGGTTCTGTGTCAGAAATTTTTGCTGGTGGCGGTACCACGTCAGACTTGTGCAGGGATTTGGAAATACCTTATTGCGGAATAGATTTAAATCCTGCACCAGTAAGAAATAATATTCTTACTATGGATATTATGGATGAAGAAAGTGAATTACCGGATGCTTTTTATGAAGCGGATCTACAGATGATCCATCCACCGTACCCATGTATTAATCATCTGCATTATTCTAATTCGATGTGGATGGATACGAAAAATATGGCATCTCATGATATTCAGGAAATGTCATGGGAAAAGGGAATGCTTTCAGTAAATAGAGCTATTTTGCGTGGATATGCCGCAATGCCGGCCGGTTCTTATCAGGCTGTAGTTGTAGGTGATATCCGCCGTAAAGTAAACGGTAAAAGTATATTCAAGTCGATGCTATCTGAATTGGCAATACCAGGAGAAATGGTGCAAATTCTGATAAAAATGCAGCATAATACCATGTCTGGTAGAACTGGTAATTATGCAAATCAAAGGAATGCATTTTTTATGATTGAACATGAATATGTTGTGGTAATCAAAAAGCCATCAGGTTATGAGATCGCTTATTTATTACCACAAAATCATCAATGCGATATTAGGGACAGTGCAACAGCAACATGGAAAGATGTTGTTATGACAGTAGTGAGGGAATTTGGAAAGGAAGTTTCAAATGAAACTCTCTACAATGCGTTAAAAAATCATAGTAAATGTAAGAATAACAAAAACTATGAGGCAAAAATCCGACAGACGTTGCAAAAATTGGCAGCATCTGGTGTTCTATCCCATACAGGACGGGGAACATGGAAAATAGCAGCATAATACATGATATGAAGGAGAAAAAAGATGAAAAGTTTAATACAGACAGAAAAATGTAGTATAGTTTATGGAACGTTTCAGGGAAAAGAAAATCAGGAATTGTTCCGTTGCCCAAGGGCATTGGACAATGTGGATTTAAAACAGTACATCAATGAAAACAGATGTTTTCTTGGCATTGAAGCAGATGATGTACATGATGATCTGCATAATCTTCCCGGTTATTTGGGCTATTACAGACTCTATTTTAGTGGAGGCTGGTGTGGCCGATGGATGTATGCGGATAAAGGCATGAGCCGTTTAGATTGTGCCGGTGTAGACGGCATAGTTGAATGGTTGTCCGTTAATTTCCCAAAGGGATGCAATTATTCTATGAGGGAATTTCTTTCACAGTATCCTAGTTGTTCAAATAACAGATATCTGCTGAAACCATTGATGTCTGAACATTACAAAATAATGTTTGATACAAAATACGGAAATGAGGATTATCCGGTTCGTATCTATGTGTATGACAGAGGAAAGGACAGAAAATGAAATATATAAGATTTACGGAAATTAATGCCGGTGGCTACGGCGAAAATGCAACCTTGGTTATTAAGGTAAAAACAAACGACGCAGTAAATAAGACGGAGCTTGAAAAAATTGTTGACAGGCTTCGTGAGGAAGATTCGGGCAGAGACACAGAAAGTATTATTGCAGATGCCTGTGAAGAGTATTTTGGACAGACAGAATATGCAATGATTCATGTGATTGATGTTGAGTTTTAAATTTCATTTACAGATTAGGAAAAAAGTATAAGGGGAAAAATAATGAATATAGAAATCAAATTAAAAACAGAAAAAAAGGTAACAGTAGATTTTTTGGAATTTGGATACGGTACCACAATTTTTACGGTGGACTGGGATGAGTCACAGTATGAGCCGGGATATATATATGGGAAGGGAGTCCAGATTAACAACGAATATGCCAATGGAAGAATCAATGAGCTGAAAGGTATGGAATTAACAGCTCTGCAGGTATATGATTTAGAATCAGGACAGGAAATGGACTGGATAGAAGTTGAGGCCATTAACTTTTTCGATGATGATAAAACTTATGAGGTTATGCCGCATTATTTACAACGATTCAAGCGGCATGATATTCAGACAGATTGTGTAAATTTAAATCTGACGGAAGAACAGTACCAGTCTATCGCAAGGTATGTGAGGCAGAATGATAAAATTGAAAATTTATTTGATGCATTGGAAAGTCATCTGTTGCAACGCAACGGATATGAAAATGTATTTCAGTTTCTGGAAAAAGAACTTCAGGAGCATCCAAAAGAGATGACAGAAAATTTTAATCCAGAGGCATACACTGGCGAAGAAGAAGTTGATGCACTATGCAATATTATTGAAGATCGTGGCGGTATTGCTACATATACACTTATCTCAAATCAGGGAACTGAAAATGAATGTGAAAATGAAGTGGTTCTCATGAAAAAGCAGGCGGATGTTTGGACGGATAATATAAGGGAAAAGAACAATGGATCTGATATGCTTATCCAGGAAGGAGACATTATTTTAAAAGATATTAAAGGCGACGAAGTAGATCTTTTCTTCGTCGATGAAATCTGTTTTAAAGCGGACGAAACTATATAAAAAGTAAAGGTTGAAAGAGGATCATTGTATTGGCATATTTTGCTGTGCAATGGTCCTTTTTTATATTCATTTGTTGTTCTGACTACTCCCACAGGCAAGCCTGTGGGATGAAAGCCACTAATTTATAACATATATCAAAATTAAAAATGATAGCAGAACATCATTTTTAATTTTGATAAAACGGAAAAGGATATGTGTTTTATATTTGTAGAAATTAATAGTGTTTTATGGTATAATAAATCATCATGTCAGATGCGGAAATACCAATATGAGAAACAAAGGAAGGAAATACCATGGCTCATTCAGAAAAATTAGAAGAAATTGCACTATGGAAAGAGTATGAGAAACGAAATGGCGTCGAGTATAAAAGATGTATTTGGGTAAAAGAAGTTTATGAATATGCTGTAAATTATTTGAAGGACGTTCGCAGAACTTTTGGAAATTATACACTACATGACGAAACACATATTTTAAACGTATTGGATGCCATGGGCGGATTACTGGGAGATCAGATTATCAATCTGACCGTTGGTGAACTGGAGCTGCTGATCTTGGCCGCAAGTCTGCATGATGTGGGTATGGTTTACACGGATGAGGAAAAGATTGAACAGTATGAAGATACCGAGACTTGTAAAAAATTTTTAAGAGAATATTATCCAGAATTTCTTGGTAGTACAGTGGAAGATTGGACGGAGGATATGCGGCAGTGGTATCTTCGCACTTTACATTCTGGCCGTGTTGCAGAGGTATTACATAATAAAGCATGGGAAGAACTGATTCATTATCAGTGTCCGATAGAGGTTGTACCTTTACGTTGTATCATAGCTGTTTGTGAGGCGCATGGTTACAATCCGTCAGACCTGATCAGCAATCCAGATTTGGAGTGTTTACCGGCTAACGATGTAAGTCCACTATTTTGTGCATTGCTGTTACGATTGGGAGATTTGTTGGATTTTGATGATACTAGAGCACCTAAAGTATTATATAGTTACGTGGAATGTAATGAAAAAAGTAGTGAAGAGTGGAAGAAGCATCAGGCTTCTGCAGGTTTTTTTTATCCACCCTCTCCTTCAAATGAAGATTTGCCATATAAAGCCCGTTGTACTAATCCAGGAGTGGAGCATGCGATTCGGAATTTTCTGGATTGGGTTGAAGTTGAACTTGGGAATTGCGTAAAACTGCAGAAGTATTGTGGTAAAGTCTGGCAGCAAAATTTTCCTTTCCCCAGAGCCATCTTACGCAATGAAATTGAATCTGATGGATATGTGAGTGGAGATTTCTGTATCACAATGGATCAAACGAAAATACTGGAACTGTTAACAGGAGAAAACTTATATGATAATCAGGATGTTTTTGTGAGAGAATTGCTTCAGAATGCAATTGATGCCACTTTACTACGTGGAAAAATGGATCCTGATTTTATACCAGAGAGGTCCCGTATTGATTTCTGGGAGTGGATTGACAAGGATGGAAACATCTGGTTTCGAATCGATGATGAGGGAACAGGGATGACACAGGGAATGCTCGAAAGATATTTTCTGAAAGTAGGGAATTCGTACTATACTTCCAGGGAAATTGAGAGGGATCTGAGAGTTCACAATCAAAATGAAAAGTATTATAGCATCAGTCGCTTTGGAATCGGTTTTCTGTCGTGTTTCCTTAACGGAGACTATGCAGAGGTGTCGACTCTTTATTTTGATCCTGATAAAAACCGCAGGGAAGAGGGTTCAGCAAATCCCAATCTTAAAAAACATTATGGACTTCGGCTACAGGTGACAGGACTTAGTGGATACTATACGTTATTGAATCAGTCTCAGAATCATTTCACAAATGAGAAAATGCCAAATCCAGGAGGTTCTGATTTACAAACTTCATATCAGCAGGAAAGAGCGGGATATCGGACGAAACCAGGAACTTCAATAGCCATATGTTTGAATCCAGGTAAACTGGGTTCTTTGAATCTCAAGAATACAGTAAAAAAATATCTGTGTGGTGCAAGGGTGCCGGTGTATTACAATAATCAAAGAATCGGACAAACCTACGAAGAGGTTATGGAAGCGGCTCATACTGTGGCAGGAGAAAAAATTTATGAATTAACGGATGGAATGAAGGAACAGTTTGACCAGACTTTTCCGGAGGTGCGTGGGAAGTATCCTAAAATTGTAATAACGACTACTCCTTTTGGTACAAAGGAAAACCGTGTATTGCAGGGGGTATCTGGTGTATTTGTAAAGTATGACATACGTTTTGAAAAAAATCCTTGTTGGCAGGTAAAAGATTTGATGTTCTGTGTACAAGGAGATTTCATAAATGACGATGGAATGGTTCGAATAAGACTATCTTGTGAAGGAAAGAATGAAAATTTAGGTTACTACCCGTGGAATAAATTAATAATGCAATATAATGCAAAAACAGTAGATGCACTTCAGGAAGCTTTTGAAAAGTGTGATATATGCCCTCAGTCAGCAGAACAATTGGGAGGAGCATGGAGTCCGTTTCAGAGGGATTTTGGAATATTTGATATATGGAAAAGTTACCATTATTGCAAACAAACTAAATTCATGATGGTTTTACTTGAAGAAGTCGAATGTCCAGATATCATCCATCAAGAATTCTTTTCTCAAACAGAATTTATCAAGTGTGCATATCAAGGTGTTTATGTGAGAAGAAGTACGGGAATAATTAAACGAAATTTTTTCCATGAGGGATTATTCTTTCTGGGAAATGTATGGCAACCGACAACGCAAGTAAGTCGTATTGAGGTGACACAATTTCCGATGGAGGTAGACTTGTATATTTGTGGTATTATAAATATATATGATACGGAGAATTTTTTTTATGAACAATATGTGTATGATACATGGAAGAAATTTATACGTCATGATTGGAAAGAAACAGTATTGAAAAATTTACCATTACGACAATGGATAGAATACAATCTGAAAGATTATTTTGAGGAAAGAATTCGTTTTTTGGAGAAAAATATCTTATTATCATTGAATAGAACAGACATTCACATAGATAGGAACAGTCCTTTTGTCTTATTTAATCTATATCAAAACATATACTTGCAAGACCACAAACTGATGGAGATTAATTACGAGAAGATGCAAATTATTTCATTTTCAGAAAAAAATGAAATTGGATCAGAAGAAGCCTTAGAACTTTTTCCACCAATACTATTTTGTAAAGCAGCAGATGAAAAAAACAGAAGGTATATTTGTAGTGCACAATCTTTTTGGCGGAAAGGGATAACGATGGATCATCCTTTTGTAACCTGGCTCATAAAAAATGCATTTTTGCTAAATAAATACTATAAAAGACAGTTTATGCAGATTATAGACTGTATTATGTACGACGAGGCAACAAACATTATCTCTGTAATAAATACCATTCGTAAACAGATGATTAGCTTGCCGGAGCATCATGGGGTGGATGTAAATGGATTTCCACAACTAGGTAAGGAAGATTTTTGGTTTGGGAAATAATATATAGGTAGCATATCTTGTTAGTCATACTGAAAATAGTGTATTTTATTATTAATCCTTATAGCAAATTAAAAACAACATACGTTAAAGGCTGCTAGAAATAGGAATCTTTTTAATTAAGTTGTGCATATCAAAATTAAAAATGGTAGTTACATATTATTTTTAATTTTGATTAAAAAAAGTGGCTAATAAGTATATAATAAAAAACAAAAATGATAGTGACAATAAATGATAAATTTTACTTGTGATGGAATTTATTCTGTGAGAAAGGGTTTTTATGAATAAAAGATATACGGTTTTTCTTAGCTCAACATACGATGACTTAAGAGAAGAAAGAAATGCAGTTATACAAGCACTTTTAGAAATGGATTGTTTTCCATGTAGTATGGAATATTTTCCATCTGATGATGATGAACAATTTGAGTTCATAAAATCGATTATTGATGAATGTGATTACTATATTCTAATTATTGCTGGCAGATATGGATCGATGGGGAAAAACGGGAAAAGCTATACGGAAATGGAATATCAGTATGCAATTGAAAAGGGGATACCTATTGCTATATTCATATATGATGATATTGATTCCATTAGTTTAAATAAAAGTGAAAAAAACGAACAAAACCGAAAAAAATTAGATAGCTTTATTAAGAAAATATCTAAAAATAAAATGTGTAAGTTTTGGAATGGAAAAGAAGATTTAGCAGGAAAAGTTTCAAGAGCAATGTCTTCAATGATTAAGAGACATCCTGCCGTTGGATGGGTAAGGGGAAATTATGTGCTAAATGATGACATGATGATAAAAATGCAAAACTTATATGCAGAAAATATATTATATAAAGAAAAAGAACAATTGGAGAATAAAAAAAATTTGTATAAAAAAGGAAAAGACGTGACAAACGTTGTCTTTAATATTTTAGAAAAAGATTTCTATCTTAACATATTGAGAAGAGAGATCATTGAGTTTTCATGGGATGAATTGTTTAAAGTTTGGGGGCAAGTATTTTTAGAAGAAAATAGGAGTTATAATTTAAAAAGCAGAATTGCAAACAATGCAATTGAAAATGGAATGATAACAACTGGTGATACAGAGGAGGCTATGCTATCTGATGAATCTTTCGAAAAGGTTTCCGTTCAATTTATGGCACTTGGATTATTAGAAGTTGTACATCCAAATCATGACAATAATTATGATATGTCTCAAGAAAGCCGATTTAGAGTAACAAAAGCTGGTGAAAAATATTTAATTGATTTATTGGCAGAAAAAAAATAATACTTATTCTGATGAAGGTGAGCTGGTGAAAAGAGATAAAGATGAATTTATAGCATGCAGATGTAATTTTCAAGGGAAGTCTGGATATATGGTTAAACAATATAAAAATAATGTAATTATTTGTGATCAATTTGTAGAGGAAGATAGTTTTGAAAAATTTCAAAAGAATTTGGGTTTAGAAGAAGTGAATATTGAGTTTGAAAGTTAAAACGTAAGTTTTCTCACTCATAACGTTTGTAATCTATACTGGAAATTATTTTAATTCTCAATCTTTGTAGAAAATAAAAACAACATCCATTAAGGATTCCTAGAAATAGGAGTCCTTTTAATTAAGTTGTACATATCAAAATTAAAAATGATATAAAACTATCGAAATTAAAAATGGTAGTTAAATATCGTTTTTAATTTTGATTGATGAGGAAAGAAAATTGTGATATAATAAAAAAAATTTTGAAAGGAAGATTAAGAAGTTTATGGAAAAATATTCAGATTGCATGTTAATATATAAAATATCAGAAAATAAACCGTATGGTGAAATAAATAAAAAAAATTATGATAAAATGAAGAAGGCATTGAATGCTGCCGGATTTTTTTTAGATGTAGAAAACGGAGTGTTGAAACTGCAAATCTCTCAATATGGCTATGAACGCAAACAAAAAAGAAATGCCGGTAGAAAAAAGAAATGCGCATTGAAAAAAGAAAACGGAGAATATGGGTTATATAGATACTCTGATGTGGTCTACATGATGCAGACCATGATGGATAAGGAAATATCAAATAAAATTGAAATGCCAATAGCGACATTCTACAGGCATAAGCAAAGACTAAAAGAAAGTTACTATTATAGATCTCTTGACTTGAATAGATTAAAAGATAAAGAATATTTGGACGGTGTAGATAATAATTTTGTTTTCTAAACCAATTTATACCAAAGAATATGTATATGTATACCAAATAATACTTTGCAAAAAATAAAATGATAAAGGGAAATGAAATGCAAATCGTAATCAAACACACAAAAACAATAGATGAATATAAAAAATTGAGAGATAAATTAGAAAAACTATCAGAGAAATGTTCGAAAAATCATATTGATCATGTTTCAAACTGGGCCCATGGAAAGCCAAAGAAAGTTTGGTTAAGCACTGATACAAAAGAAAATAACTCTCTGGATGGGGTAGTGATATGCATAGAGTATGAAGATGGGAGCTGGTGGCATTATAATGAAACAGGAGAATGGTGGTAATGTGCAATACAATGGAAAAAATTTTAAAACGATAGATGATGATCCAGATATGGGATTAGGAAATAAAAAATGCCTTCAGAAAGATTATTACTGCGGATCTCATAGAGTGTATCTGTCTGAAGAAGATGTGAAAATAAAGAAATGCTTATGTAAACCGGATGTGAATATGATAGGATATCATGTCTGTCCGAATTTAAAGAAAATGGAAGAGATAATGTATAGAGCTGGGAGAGAAAAAATTCATCCTCTGTATGAAGAAACAGAGGATGAATTTTTTGAGGATGAAATTGCTGAAAATATGGTTTCAAGACGTTTGGTTTCATTGGACGAAAATGGTGATTATTATGTATCTATTCATGCATGTGTGACTGAAGATCAAAGGGATATGCGATTTCAATGGTACATAGCAGATAGTGCAGCTGGACTGAAAAAATCACCGATAGACAGCCAGGTATATGAGAACATTACAATTTCAAGCGATACGATTAGGGAGAAATATAACGGTAAATGGCTAGGATGTAGATGTGATTTGGAAGGAAAGATATATGAAATCAAAAGAACTTATCTCACAGAAAATTTTGTAGATCTTATAAAAACATGCCAGTATCAGGAAATAACATTTTATGGCAAAAATGGCATGCTGCGGGATGATGTAAAATATAAAGACAATTAAGTTGAGAAGCGTTTCTATCATAAGTAGGAGAAGCTTTTTTATTTACAATATAGTTCTATTAAGGTATAATATACCATATGCTACCTTTTTATGATATCTGCAGAAGGAGACCGCAAATGAGTGAACAAAAAGGAAAAAGTGTCAAAAATAAGGAATTAATCAAAGAAAAAATTATTTTTTATATCAAGGAACATGGGTATGCGCCAACGGTCAGGGAGATATGCGAGATGACTAATTTAAAGAGCACATCCAGTGTGCAAAGTTATTTATGCAAAATGTTTGAAGAAGGAGAATTGGAAACAGATGCGAAAATTGGAGCTTCTCGTGCAATCAGAGTTCCAGGATATAAATATGTTAAGGTGGACCAGAAGATGCAAGAAGATAATCAGGAGGCGTCAAAAGATCTACAAACTGATGTGACAGATCAGAGAGTACGGCTGGAGGACGTTATGGGTGTTATAACCACAGAATTGGAAAAACTTATTACAACACAGTAACAGGGGGTGTTTGTTAACTAAAAAAAGACACATGATATAATTCATATGTCTTTTTTGTTTGCAAAAAAACAGAACCTGCGTTCGCATTTCGATTTACATAAAAGGTTGCTTATGGTATAATATACTATAATATACCATTTGTAGAAAGGGAAAAATATGAAATTAGAAGATGCAGGAGTTATTAATACGCGAACATTAAATGCATTAAAAAAGAAAAATATATTTACTGTGAATGATTTAGCCTGCTATTTTCCACGGAAGTACTTAGATTATCGAAGAATTCTTCCACTCAGTGAGGCAGTGGAAAAAGATTGTGCAATTTGCGGTTATCTTGAAACTTATGAAAAAAAAGAAGTTAACGGAAAAACAGTAATTGGTGCAGACGTTATAGAAGAGTCTTCCGGAGAGGTTGTGCATGTTAAATGGTATGGACAATCATGGCAGTTTAATGATGTAAAAAAATTTAGCAGACAGGAAGTAGTTATCTGTGGGAAAGTTAAATATCATGTTGTGTATGGATATAATGTAACTAATCCTACATCGTATCATTTAAAATCAAATTTTAAAGGAAAGATAATACCGATATATACAAAAATAAAAAATATCAGTGACGATATGCTGAAAAAATCCATTGATAAATGCATTGAACTGATTACGGAACCGTTGCCGGATGTTGTCTTTAATATAACAAAATTAATGGATTATAAGACTGCAGTATGGACACTTCATCATCCTTATTCAGATGAAGAAATATCTGTACAAGAAATTTTGGAACCGGCGGAGCACCGGCTTATATTTAACCAGGTGTTATATTTTACGCTTGCGCTTAAGCTGAATAACAGTAAAAATGTATTTGATTCAAAAGAAACGTTCAGAGTAGCATCCGTCCAAAAATCACAGGATTTCTTGCATATGCTGCCATATAAACTAACATATGATCAGGAGAATGCATGTAATCAGATTTTGAAGCAGATGAAAGCAGGCCAAAAAGTAAATATGCTTGTTCAGGGAGATGTAGGATGTGGAAAAACGACGATTGCATTTTTAGCAATGATATTAATGGCAGAAAATGGTTATCAGAGTGTTCTTATGGCTCCAACAACCGTACTGGCCAAACAGCATTATGAAGAATTATGTAGTTATGGAGACCGGCTTGGATTCAAGACAGTATTACTCAGCAGCGATTTGAAAGGATCTGAAAAGAAAAAAGTTGAAAATGATATTTCAGAAGGAAATTATCAGTTTATCGTAGGAACTCATAGTGTTTTTTCAAAAAGTACAAGCTATAAAAAACTTGGGCTTGTCATTACGGATGAAGAGCATCGCTTTGGAGTTAAACAAAGGGAAGCACTGCAGCAAAAAGCTCAGACCGGGGTACATATTATTTCCATGTCTGCTACACCTATTCCTAGAACATTGGCAGACATCTTGTACGGAGAAGAAAAACAGCTGGTTACAATAAAAACATTACCAAACGGGAGAAAACCTGTACAAACTGCAGTGAACCGTTCAGATGAGAAAATCTTCGATTTTGTTGCAAAACAGCTAAACCAGGGAAGACAGGCATATATTGTATGTCCGGCGATTGAAGAGAATGAAGCTGTAGAGACCGTTAAAATGGAGTCAGTAGAAGAAACTGAGATTAAATATCGGGAAAGATTTGAGCCTTATGGTGTAAAGGTTGGTGTGGTAACAGGAAAACAGGATAAAACAGAAGCTGAAAAAACGATTACCGCATTTAAGGAGAATAAGATACAGATTCTTGTATCAACTACAGTAATTGAGGTAGGTGTAAATGTTCCAAATGCCACAGTAATTGTAATCAACAATGCCGAAAGATTTGGTCTTGCGCAGCTGCATCAGTTACGCGGCAGGGTGGGACGTGGAAATTATTCATCTTATTGCATTTTAAAATCGGATGATCGATATAATGAGAGACTGGTAACGATGGAAAGGACCACAGACGGTTTTGAAATTGCAAAAGAGGATCTGAAACAAAGAGGACTTGGTGATCTGATTGGAACTGCACAGTCAGGTAATAACCGCTATATGGATCTTGTTATTGCAATGCCTAACCTATACAACTGCATAAAAAAATATGCGGTATGGATGATCAACGAAAATATGTATGAAGGGATCATACAATTATACAAAAAAGAAGAAGGGAGTGTTAATGAATGCGAGTGAAAATAATTTTATGCTTGATTGCAGCTGGATATGTCTTCAAGAAAAGTAACGATGCACAGATAGCCATTTATGCATTTATAGCTGCATTGGTATTATGTTTTTTGCTACCACCAGTTATGAAGCTATTTTGGAAAAGGATGAGGAAGAAAAGATATTTGAGAAGTCCGATATCCAAAATCGACAGTATGGAAGGGCATGAATTTGAAGAATATCTGCAGGCATTATATGAGAAAAATGGATACAAGTGCAAAATCGTGGGAGAGAAAGGTCATGATTATGGGGTTGATCTTATTATCAAAAAAAATGGAGTTAAAACAGCTGTACAGGCGAAACGTTATCAAAATATAGTTGGAATAAAAGCCGTACAAGAAGTTGCATCAGGAAAGTCTTATTATGACTGCGATGATGCGATCGTTGTAACAAACAGTCATTTTTCAAAGGCTGCAAAGGAATTGGCAGAAAAATGCGGCGTTGGACTGATCGACAGAGAATATTTAAAGAAATTATATGAATAATGGAAAAGGAGAAACTAATTCATGGGATATGCAATAGTAAGCGATAAAAATATTGAAAACCTAGAGATTGGTGACAAGGTATTATTATTTGGGAAAATAGGAACGGTTGCTGTTGTTTCCGGGGCTTATGGTATTTATTTTAAGGATGGAGTACCATGGGAATTAATTAAAAGTAAAATTCCAGAAATTGTAACGGATGAGCAAATTAGAAATGAGAGAACACCTAAATTTTGTTATTGCGATACGTTTGTTTCATTTTTCGAGTTAATGTGGAATTTTAACTGTACCATAGAGGATGTTTGTGATGTTGTCGAAAAGGTTCCAATCCAGACATATACATGTCCTATATCTGGCAGCTTAGTGATTCCAGTATTTTAAAAGAAAGGAAAGCGAATTAACAAGAGAAAAACAAAGATTATTATGGGAGGATATAAAGTTATGTTTTTTTTTAATATTCCGCAGCATGGAGATCTGCATCTCGATAAGATTTTATTCTCATTTGAAAATGTGCCAATGATCTTCGTGTGTAGAAATAATAAAAATGAATATTTTTTGTGTCAATGTGTCGATGTTATTACAGGGATTTCCTGGATGATCACACCTGTCTCGACAAAGTTATTAATTCGGATGATCAAAGATGAAATTAGTGTGTTAACAGCGTTCAGCGAATCAGGTCATGATATTATTTTAGCAGATTTCAATAAAAAAGGATTGGTATTCAGGAAAGTACCATTTTGTGATATTCCGTTAGACGAATTACCTGATCAAAATGAGAAGCTAGAAAATTCAAATTTATATGATTATATTGTGGAGCTGGAAAACATTCAATAATATCTGCAAGGGTTAAATCATTAAAAATGTAAAATATCATAATTAAAAATGATAACCACATATCGTTTTTAATTATGATATCACTGGAATATATTATAAACGATATGAGCAAGAAAGCCAATGGTTAAAACCGTGGGAGTGTCAAGTGATATGTCACGTTTTATGGATGAAAAAATTCATGGCAGAAAAACTATGATACCAAATTTTCTTTAGATTCTTTCTGTAAATTGGATGATTTTTCCATTTTTTTCGCATCCCCTTTTACTTTGCGAAGTTTTAATTCTAAAATATCATACAGTTCAGATTGTTCCTCCTGGGGCAATTGGCGGATACCATTTATAAATTGTTCTTCTGTTTTTGTAAGAATATATTCTTTTGCTTCTGTTTTATATTTTTTTTCTCCCGTAAGCAGATATTCCATGCTATAGCCTAATACCTGAGCTAGAGAAAAATAAGTTACAGGTGAAGGCATACATACGCCATTTTCAATTTTACTAAGTGAGCCGCTAGATGCTATGCCACACTTAATACACATATCCGATATTGAAAGTCCAAGTTCCTTGCGTCCGTGTCTTATTCTTTTTCCGATTTCTACAGTGTTTAATTCCATTATTTCCTCTGCTAAAATGTTTCTAATAAGAATAAAATTATTGACATATTTCTTATTAGAATATAAACTTGTTTTGTAGGTTACAAATATAACCTATTATATCAGCATGGAGGAAAAATAACAAATGTAAAATCCACTATAAAAGGAATATATTGGGATAAATTTACGGGTAACAGGAGGAGAGAAAAATGTATTATAAGTCAAGTTTAAGTTATGACATTGCAGTTAGAAATGGTGAAAGAAAGCTTATTAATTTAGAAACGTTAAATATTCCTTGCGTTGCAGCAAATAACGAAGAATTAGCAGACTTAGTGAAGAAGATCATTACCGAGCTATGCCTGGATTCTACCGGATGTGATAAAAATCATGTGCCATACTATATAGAAACCGTGGTTTATGATCTTTTATCAAGATCTTATGTAGGTATGCAGGGGATCAGCTTAAGATTATTGGATAAGGATGCGATAAAATGGGCAGAAAAAATAGAATATCGATTTGACTGTATATATTCAGAAAAAGATATAACAAATGATGTGCTGCCTATGTTAAAAGAAGATAGTTCCCAAATTAATGAAGAAAATGATATTGAAAAAATCTTAATGTTATTTATTCAGAAACCCAGTCCATTTAAGAATGTATGTAAATATCGTATTGTACATACAAACGGACAAATAACATATGCAGATAAGGTATCTGAAATATGAAGAAAGAATTTTATAATTTCACATTTTTTCGTTGAAATTTTATTCTATAATAGCAAAAAAGTATGTTATACTATGTTTGTATGTTATTTACAAAAAAGGTCTCAAATGGTATAATATACTAAAAAGTTAATACATTAATTTTGTAAACAAAGGAGAAAAAATGAAAAGATTATCTGATGCAGAAGAAATGGTTATGTCCGTTATTTGGAACAATGATGAGTTAATGTCATTAGAAGAGATTCGTAAAAAATCTTATGAAAAATATGGAAAGGACTGGAAGCCACAGACAGTTTCTACTTTTTTAGCTCGTTTACGGGAAAAAGGATTTGTGAGTTTTGAAAAAAAAGGAAGATACTGCTTTTATACACCGATTGTGTGCCGGCAGGAATATGTGAAAATGTCATATAGCCTGATGGTTACTCGTTTTTATTGTGGCGATGCAGAAAAAATGGAAGCAGATGTTAGTAAAGAATATAATCTGCCGCTTGCATAAGCTGATGTAAAAATAACGCGTTTAAAAGGAGATGAAAAAAATGGCTATATCAACAGACATACTATGTTTTGCAATGCTAAAAATGGGTTCAGAAGTATTATCCCTTTGCCTTATAGGATATTACATATACGGTACTTTGAAAGCGCAGAAGAATATTAGAGATTTTAAGGGCATAATTGAAGAGAGAAAATTTACGAGAAGTTTTTGGTGCCCTAAATGTGGTTCAAAAATTGATATTCATAAACGGAAACCATGCCCAAATTGTAAGTGTGAATTATACAGAAACATGAAAAGGAGGATGAATTAAACAAGTAATGAAAAAGAAATTTTTTTTATCCATTTTAGCCACCATAACATCTGTTTTTTTTATTATAGGTTGTAGTAATACTTCGAATGTCAGCGGCGGACAAGATGAAATGATGGTGAGGGTAGAACATCATAGAGACTATGACATATGGGTAGATAAAGATACAGGTGTCATGTTTCTTTGCATAGACCATCAAAATGGTGTTGGTGTTACAGTCATGCCCAATGCAGATGGTACACCGAAGATATGGCAGGGAGATATTAAGGAATATGAACCGGATTTTTCAGAATAGGTTCATAGAGGTAATTTTTATGATATATGCGGTAAAATCAGTAGAAAATAGTGAAGTGAATAAGATATATGCTGACTGGGTAAGTTGCAAAGACCTTGTATGGGGAAAATCCGCTGTCTATAAGAGTTTTCCGGATAATGAGTATGAGGCGGCAAATAAATTTCTTAATAGTGCACCAGTAGCTATAAACGAATTCGGACACGGTTATATTCCATCGGATTTGAAAGCAGATATTGTATATGGAAGATACAAATTTGACCGTTGTCCGGAACAGGAAAATGGTTTTTCAGTAAGAGTATATGAGGGGAAAAATAAGGAGCGTGTAACTTGCAGAGGATTTATGCTGCCAGACAATGACAGAGTCTTATATGCTTTTTCGGGTAAATATATAAAAGACAAAAAATACGGCTATCAATTTGAGGTTGAAAGTTTTGACGAATGTGTTGCAGATACGAAGGACGGCATTGTTGCATACTTATCAAGCGGCGTAATAAAAGGAATCGGTTCACAAAAGGCGGAGGCTATATATGAAAAGTTCGGTGATCAGACATTGGAGGTTATTGAAAAAGATCCGGATAAGCTGCTCTCCATAAAGGGTATCAGTAAGAAAAAACTTGAAAAAATAAAATCATCTTACATTGAAAATAAGGGAGCAAGACAAATTGTTTCGTTTCTGTTGAAATATGGAATTTCACCGAAGCTGTCTACGAAACTTTATAAGGTATTTGGAGGTTCTGCTTTGGAAAGAGTAAAGGAAAATCCTTATATCCTTTGTCAGGTTCACGGGTTGACATTTCTTGATGCCGACCGTGTAGCAAAGGATTTGAAATTTGATATGAATTCCTCTGCCAGAACAGAAGCATGTATGATGTATGTATTACAAAAGAATGAATATGATGGAGAGATCCGTGGAAGTACAGCTATGGAGTTGCAGCATTTTGGTAATGAAGTATATTCCATAATTGGATCGGATGTATCGAAAAATACAATTAATGAGGAAACATGTTTTCTGATTAAGGCACATAAGCTTCGAGTACGCCGGATAGAAGAAAAACAGTACATTTTTTCGCAGCATGCATTTCAAAGAGAATATGATATAGCAGAAAATATAATACGGATCAGAGACGAAGCAAAGAAAACTTCCATTGATGAAGTAATAGTGCTAAAGCATCTAAAAGCCTTAGAAATTCATTATGGTATTGCTTTGGATGATATACAGAAAACCGCAGTAGTCGAAGCGATATTAAATAATATTGTTGTGATAACGGGCAGTCCGGGAACAGGAAAAACGATTGATACCAGGTTTATCAATGAATGCTATAAAAGCCTTTTCCCGAAAAATGGTAGGATTTTTTTAGCTCCGACGGGAAGAGCAGCAAGAAAAATAACAGAGGCAACCGGCGAAGAGGCATATACGGTCCATTCATATCTGCACATATATGACGAAGATCCTATGCCAGAGGATAAAATAGAAATATCAGATTCGCTGGTATTGATTGATGAATCATCGATGATAGATGTAAATGTTGCGCATACTCTTTTTGATGCAATAGGAAACGGATGCACGGTTGTTATTGTAGGGGATATTGATCAGCTGCCGAGTGTTGGACCGGGGGCGGTGTTAAGGGATATCATTGAAAGTGATGTAATTCCGGTAATACGGCTGCAGAAAATATACAGGCAGGATGAAGATGCTGAAATATGTATAAATGCGAAGAAAATAAAAGAAGGAAATACGGACATCAGAGAAGGAAAAGATTTTCATTTTATTGAATGTTCCAGGATGGAAGATATAAAAAATGCCATGGCAGTTCAATATGTAAAAGATGTAGATAAATACGGATTAGGAAATGTTTTTTGCCTCTGTCCATATATTGAGCATGTAGCAGGTGTTAATGACATGAACAAATGCCTGCAGGATTTGATCAACCCGTTAAAGGAAAATGAAAAACATGTTCTTGCAGGATCACTTGATTTTCGTATTGGAGATATTGTAATGCATCAAAAGCGAAACACAGAATTGGCATCGAATGGAGATTTGGGAGTCATTACAGATATTATATGGGACGATGAAGAGTATACCATAATCGTGTCCATGAATGGCAGAGAACTTTCTTATGACAAAGACAATATTCAGTATCTTACTTTGGCTTATGCAATGAGCATACACAAGTCACAGGGATCTGAAGCTAAAGCTGTTGTAGCTTGTTATTCTTCTTATCATGTTGGTATGATATATATGAACATTCCATATGTTGCTGTTTCCAGAGGTAAAAAGAATGTTTCAATTTTTGGAGAGAAAGCGACTCTGAAAGAAGCAATTATCAATGGGTGTGGTGCGCGGCGGATTACCCTTTTAGGATATGAATTAGCATTTTTAGGTGGAAAATTTGTCGCAGCATAATAAAGTATGAAGCATAGTTAACTCCGGGAAATAGTAGGTGGTCCATTTTCTAAGGTCAATGGGCTGCCTGCTGTTTTATGCAAAATCCATTCTGTTCTAAATTAGTGGCGAAAAACCCACAGGCTTGCCTGTGAGAGTAGTGTTCCAGTTCAGCCTCATTGAAAAGATTTAACTGGGTAGGTGTAGTTATTGTAAATCATAATTGGGTAGATAAAAACGAAAAGCTATGTGAAGCGATGGCAAGTGGTAGTCGATTTATCACTCTAAAACGCACTAAAATCCAATATTTTAGAAAGATAAAATAAAATCAAGGTATAAATTATGAAGTATCAATCCCACAATTACAAGAGATATTAGAAAAAGGAATGCTGTAATATTTAAGAATGAAAAGAGGAAAAACAAATGAATAGAAACTCTGATTTGGCATCGAAAATATATGCTATTTTTATAGCCGTAATTAAATGTTTTATTTTAGCTTGTGGCATATCTTTATTATTATTTTTCTTTTATGATAATGAGTTGGAATTTACAAAAGATAATATCAAATGTGTAGTGGGTTCAATACATGCATTATTATTGGCAGTGGCAGGAGTATTGAATTTGCTTAGTGCAAAAATGTGGAGCGTTGAACATTCTTCCACTACCGCTAGTGATGTTATAAAGCCATTTGGAAAAGCTATAATAAGCAATAAAGAAAAAACACATGAATATACAAGAAGGGTGGTTACTGTTCATGAAGCGGGTCATGCAGTAATGGCTTATTTAAGAAACGCAGATACAATCGTTGTGACAGCTTCTCTTTGCAAACCAAATGTGGCAACAGGATATGATACATTTGGGAATGTAGAAGATGTGAAAAGCATGATACTTGTTAAATACGCAGGGGCAATAGCAGAAGAATTAATATTTGGGTATTATCATATGGGTAGTTTTCTTGGAGATAATTCAGATTTTAAAAGTGCAACGGAATTGATTAAAGGTTATATTACTATGATTAATTCAGAGATGAGCAAAACACTATTAGATAAGGAATTGGAATCTCAACTTATAGATATATCAAAAGCTTTTTACCAAGAAAGCAAGGAACTGCTTAGTTCAAATATAAAATTAGTTGAGCATTTATCTAGTGTATTAACAGATAGGGAAGAATTAACCACAGAAGAAGTGGTTGCAATAATAAATGATTTTAAAGACAAGGAAGAGAATACTAATCCCACAAATTCGTAACATTCTGCAAAATGTGGAATTTTAAAATATCCCACAGTAAAATTCGAATAGCCAGCATTGCAATATTGCAAATTTTTTGTGTTTATGATAAAATAAATATGTCAATAAATTAAAAAAATAAATCGTTAAAGCCTTGTATAGTATTATTACATGGCTTTTTATAGTGTGATCGCTTTCAGAGCGGTCTTTTTTTATGCCCTTTTTGGGATTTATATAGATTCTTCAATCTAAATAACGCTGAATCAGCAGCGATTACATATTAAATAAATACATAAAAATGGAGAAATGAAAATGAATTATGAAGAAGCAAAACAAAGGAGTGACTACAAATTTTCTGTTAATATTCCGGAATATTTGTTAGCTGAACTAAAAGCAGACTGGTTAAATAGTTTTTGCGAAAATGGAGACCCAGAAAGAGGTGCTGCAGTACTTGAAATCGGATATGTTGACATTGAGTTGAACATATTCGCAGAAAATCAGGTGGCAAGGATGTCGGATTCGGAAAATCATCGTCCAGTATTAAATTATTTCTGCTGTATCAAACACGGGGATAAGGATGATGATTGGGAATCAGATGATTATATCTGTGAGACGTCTGTCAACTGGAATGACAGTGGATGGAGAGATCAGCTTGAACATGACATGCTTGAAAAACTTGATCAGTACGTCAAAAGAAAGGGTTATTCCTACGACAATCCGAATTAATAGAAAGGAAAGAGAACATATGGATAAGTTAACAAAAAATAAAGAAATAAATATTGTTGCAAGGGAATACGGACGAGTTAATGTAACCGTCCCGATTAATGCAACAGATGAAGAAATTGAAGAGGCTACAATCCAGGCAGAGTCAGAAGGAATGGCGAGCTTTTTTAAAAGGGAAATAACTGTTTTGGGAAATAACCCTATACAGGAATGTATAAAACAGTTCACTGTTGGAAAAACAGTGTATACACTGTCAAAAGCACCTGGTGGACAGTATTGTTTATCCGGAGGCGGCGAAAGCGAGAGTGGAAATGCTGAAGACATCATGATTAAAATTGTAAATGTGTTCGCGCAAAAAGAAGACGAGATATACCGTCAAGTCAAGTGCAGATATGTTGCAAATGATGCTGCGGACAGGATGAAAGAAAGAGGTATCGTTGATCCGAACGGCTCAATCAAATATGCAGTTGCCGAACGTTATGTATTAGATGGCGATTATGACTGCAATTTAGATTATTGGGCTAATATTGACGATTTAATCGATCAAATATTGGAAATATCTATGGAATAATCCAAATTCGAAAGGATGAATTATGAAGAGATTAAGTGACAAAAAATTTATTGAAATGAAACCAGATATGGATAAAGTGGTTGCCATCCGCATCAAAAATGGTGATTTTTATTTTATCGGTTGGATGGAAGAAGCAGAACAGTATTCTATTCAGATAGCTGATGATATAAATGAATGTATGCTGGATAGAAGTGAATTGATCGTAAACGGCAATGTTTATGAAGCAATTACTCATTGTAACGGGTATGACAATTTGCGGTATGTCTGGGAAAAGGATAGTACTGGAAACCTTATAAATACAGATGATAGGAAATATGATAATGCATATCAAAGATTCCTTTCGTTTGTGAAATGTTATGAAAGAAACGGAGTAGCGAGTGAAAATGATCACGATATCTTACTTATTTCTGAAGATGAAATAAGTAATTTTAGTGATTTACTCAGGGATGGCGATTATGTATGGATCGTAGAAAGTGTGGATGCATGAAAACGTATCAGACGAATGCTGTTTGCCCTAAATGTGGCAAACAGCTATTGACAACGGATATTCCGGCATATGCGTTTGTATGTCCGGATTGTGACGAGAACTTTTATGGAATTGAGATTATGGATTATTTCGGAGATGAGTTCGAAATATCTGCAGAATGTACGGGGGATGTATTTTCTGAAAATCTTGACAAATTAAAAAATTTGCTGCCAGATCATTTAATGGATTTCATCGGCTATGACGAGGAAATCCATACGGTTGATTTTGGATTCTCAAGAATTTTAAGCAGCAATGAAGTGTTACCGTTTGTTAATGCTTTGGAATCAATATTAAATCCGAAGATGGTTAATAAAAAAACTGATTTAGTTCAAAGAAAGGAGTAATGACAGAAGCCTTGGTAGACCAAGGTTGACCGCTAACGGTGTGATTAATAGCGAGAACAAAAAGGATGAACAATGCGTTTGATTGAGTAGTGGGTTTGTAATTATTCGACGAGACTGCAAGAAATCAGAGTGGTAAGCCAGATTCCTTTATCCACGGACACAGGATTATTTCTGTTAAGTGGTTGTCATGAAAAAATTAAAAATATGTTGGGTAAGTGCCGGTATATCAAGTTTTATGGCCGGATATTTAGCTGGAGATGTAGATGAATGGATCTACATTGATATAGCAGACCAACAAGAGGACAGTATCAGATTTATTAAAGATTGTGAGAAAGCAATCGGAAAGAAAATTCAGGTACTGAAATCAAGCCAGTATAGATGCGTAGAGGATTGCGTAAGAACATTTGGTGGGTTTAGAAATTCGGTAAATGGATTCGCGCCTTGTACAAACTGGCTAAAAAAAAGAGTGCGAAAAGAGTGGGAAGCGCAGCATACGGATTGTGAATTAACCTATGTTTGGGGATTTGATCTTGCTGAAAAAGGAAGAGCCGAAAGAACGGTTGAAGCGAATCCGCAAGCCAACCACGAATTTCCACTCATTGCAAAGAACCTTTCGAAAGAAGAGGTACATGGATTGTTCGAGCGGACTTTTGATTTTGCCCGACCTTTGATGTATGACCTTGGATATCCAAATAACAACTGCATTGGATGTATCAAGGGCGGTATGGGATATTGGAACCGGATTCGAAAAGATTTCCCAGAGATATTCGAAAGTCGGGCGAAGTTGGAAAGGTTAGTCGGGCATTCCATGCTAAAAGACAAAAACGGTCCGGTATATCTGGATGAACTTGATCCTGATCGTGGAGATATGAATACTGAAATATTTCCGGATTGTGGAATTATGTGCTATTTAAGCATGAAATAATAATAAATAGAAATGAAGGAGAAATGTATATGATATACGAAGATGAAAATATTCCTGCAGAGACGATTCCACATTACATGTGGATGCAGTGCGAAGATGGGTCTGGATCACTGCATAATGAGAATCAGGATATTGTTGTTGAGTATGATATGGTACTTAGGCAATATCGGATGTATATTGGCCGTAATCAGAACTGGAGAGATATACCAGGCGGCTATATGCTCAAATTATTTAAAGCATTTGCTGAGGAGGAAGTACGGCGTATTATTGGAAATCCGTCATAGTTCTAATTTGGAGGTAGTAATGTGGCAACAAGAGCAGAAATAAGAAAAAAATTAGGAATTGTCACACTGGAAGATCCAGCCGTGGCAAATAAAGAGCTATCCGAAAAAGATGCTTTGGAATACGAGAATTTTATGAAATCACTTCTTGATTTTAACAAGGAGATAGATGAAAATATCAAAAGCTTTTGCTCCAGGTGTAAATATTACGGAACAAAAGAGGCTGATAAGTGTGATTCCTTGATTCACGGATGTTCGTATGGAGTCGATTGCAAGTACATAGGAAAAGCAAAAGGTGAAGATATGAGCAGATATGAAAACAGGAAAATCATGGATTTTTAAAAAAATTTACTTCAATACGCCTACGGGCTGCCCTGAACCGACAGTGGTCAACAGGATGCGCCCACTGGGGCGTAGATTGGAATAATATGCATAACATTCATAAGGTGACATATCCAGAAAACGTTAATAAAAAATCTGTTCAGCAAGAATGGGATAATGCCGCTGCATGTGCCGGGAAAGAAGAGGGTGCAAGCGGATTAGATAAAGATATCCAATGGTATGATCATATCTGCGACAATTATGAAGAAGCAGAGGAATTTATCACTCAACATGATAGTGGATGGTATGATCAGCTTGCCGTAAAATATCTAACATATCCGGAGCTCTCTTCAAAAAAGATAAGGGATATGAGAAATAGGCTTGAAAAAGCCAAGGCACGTTTAGATGAGTTAAACGGATTCCATTTTGCGAATGCAAAGTCACAGTATGTTGGATGCAAAAAATGTGGTTCAAAACTGAGTTTACGTTACATGAAATCCAATTACTGTCCTTTATGTAAAGCGGATCTTAGACCTGAATCAAAATTAGCGTCCATAAAGTCTGTAGAAGATAAAATCTATAAATTAGCCTTGGATATCGGTAAAGAAGAACGGCTTTTAGAGAAAAAAAGTAAAGCCAAATCGACTGTGCGGTGGCTTGTAAAAGTGGAATATCACAGTTAATAGGATTAATCTATAAATCTTGCCTACGGGCTGCCCTGTACCTGTAATGGTCAACAGGATACGCCCGCTGGGGCGTAGATTGGAATAATATGAGAAAGAAACCATTTACAAATAAAGAATTGTTCAATGAAATCGTAAGAATTCTTAAAGAATTAAACAAGTTGCCAGATATATTGGATTATGCCTTATCTGACAGTCTGAATGAAAATATGATTAATTCATATGAATTTGATTCTTTATTCAAATTGGATTGGGGAGGAAACGAAGGAATACACCTAGATGTGGCGATTACAGGTTGCGTTGACGGAGAAAGTAAAGTGATTTCACTTGGAACATTCAAAACACTGCTCGAAACGGACGAAGCAATGCACCAAATGGCTGCCCTTGAAGCGGATTTTGTAATTATTTTAAACAGATTCGTTGAAAAAAATCTGGACGATTTCACATGGTCCGGGTATGATTTGATTCCTCTGGATTCAAATGGCAAACGTTGCAAGAACCGTTGTGGTTATGAGATCCATGATAAAACAAAAATCATGGAACGTGTAAAAGGCATGTTTCAGGGCACCTGTGAAAAAGTATGTGTGCTCAATAACGCAACAAAAGAAAAAACATACTATGTGCTGAATGAGTATAAAGAAGTAACAGAAAGTGAGACATGCAAATGTCAGAAAAATTAAATGAAAATCTAATATCATATACGCGGGATACTTTATTGTTTGCCGTAAAATCCATCTGTAATATGCTATCAAATGCCAGATGGACTGTATTTGATACAGATAGCTATTTTAAGAACCAGGAAGGGTATGTAAGATTGGATGATATCCTTTTTGGATATTGCGTTGAAGTATTTTCAAATGAAGGCAATATCGTAAAGAAAATCGAATTTATTCCAGTCAAAGATATCATGCACGGTCAACCATCTGTTATACTCCGAATTGTATCAAATCATGGATGCAGAGAAAGTCTTTACGGACTCGATCCTGAAATGTCAAAAGATGATGAGCATAACTGGATGGTTATGATTCACGAAAATATCAAAAATAATTTGTAATGAGAGGGAGTTGTCGCAGTTTGCGTACAGCTCCTTTTACATAGAATGGAGAAACATATGAAAACATTAAAAAAATCATTGCGCGGACTTACTTTTTCGCTTGAAAAAGACGCGGTTGAAATAGGTTCGCATTTTAACTATTACATTAATACAACTTCTCGGGATATTATTATTTCTCCGGATAAGAATGGAAAAGGAACCGTCAGCAGAAAAAAATGTGGAAAAACATATAAACCACTGTACGACATACGCTCTAAAGAAGTTCGGGAGTTATGTCAGGCTGCAGATTATATGCAGGTTGAGGTTCTTGAAAATAAAATTGTTGTCCATACATTCAAAAAGCAACGGCATATCATTCAAAGGAATCATATTGTCAGCATTGAAGAACTGGTTGGATGCAAAACAGGAGAAATTGTCATTTGCAAAGCTGCCGGAGCAGAATGGGATTTTGGAAGACCGACTCTTGCTAACGACGAATATTTTGAAAGCCTGTGTAGAACAGTTCCTTCCTATTATAAAAAGAGCATTAAGCAAAAGAATAATGAGATTAAAGCGGTATATAATGTTGCGTCATTATTTTCCGGAGCCGGGCTTTTAGATTACAGTTTTATGGATCCGCAGTTTAAATTCGTATATGCGGTAGACTTTGATTCGGATGCATGTGATACATACAGAGAAAATATTGGAGATCATATTGTATGTCAGGACATCCGGACAGTAGATTCTGAAACGATACCAAATGCAGATCTTATAATCGGTGGTCCGTGCTGCCAGGGATATTCAAATGCAAATCGCAGGGACATCGACAAAGAGACTGCAGCAAAGAAACGTTTGCTGATTGATGACTATATCCGCATTGTAAAAGACAAGAAACCAAAGGTATTTGTTATTGAAAATGTTCCGCAATTTTATACAAAGGAACATGGTTTATACATTAACAAAGTATTGGAAAATCTGTCTGAGTATGAGATCACATGCAATACTGTTACAGACTGCAGTGTTGGTGGTTATACGTCAAGGAAGCGTGCGATTGTCATTGGCTCAAGGATTGGAAAAATAGAACTTCCCGATGCAAAGTTTGCAACCGTTAAGACAGTACATGATGCATTGAAAGATGTAGATGCTACATGGTTTAATTATGCTGACGTATCTGCTCCAAGGAAGGAAACAGAAGCTGCTATGTCCTATGTGAAACCTGGTGGAAACTGGAAAGATATTCCTCCGGAAATCCATCCTTTTGGTGCTGACACACACAGTGATCGTTTCAGACGCTTATCATGGAACGAAGTTGCTCCAACTATTGTAAATTGGAGAAAAATATGTATGATGCCACCGGAGGGAAACAGGATACTTAACGTGTCCGAGGCTGCAGCATTGATGGGACTGGATAAGAAATTCAAAATTCTTGGAAAAACTTTGAACAGTAAGCAACAACAGATTGGGAATGGAGTGACGCAGGCAATCGGTAAATTTATAAAAAAATACGTGTTAGATGCTTTAAATTATAACACGCAAAATATTGTGAGTGTGTAAATTTTATAAAAATAGCACGTTAATATAAAGAAGGAGCATTTTTCAGACACAGGTTATTGTTGTGTTTGAAAATGCTCTTTACTGTTTTCTATTGTGCAACGGATATTTTTGTAACGGATATTTTTTCAAAAATATGTTGAAATCTCTGTAATAATATGTTATTATTTGTATGTAAAATAAATTTTAGAAAACAAATCGTTAAAGCACTTATATTTATAAGTGTTTTTTATAACTAGATCGCGTTTGCGGTCTTTTTTTATACCCTATTTTGGGTTTTATCATAGATTTTTCTATTTTTTAATCTAAATAACACGCTGCAGATCTGCGACGTGATTCCATATATGAAAAATGAAAATAAAAAATTATAAAAGAAAGAGAGGGCATTATTATGCTTAATTTTATTGAATTTCAGGAAAAAATTAAAAAAGAATTTTTAAAGGTATTACCGGAGATGGAGATAACCTTTCGGACAGTAAGAAAAAATAATGGAGTGGATTTACACGCAATTACCATTAAAGCGAAACACTCCAATGTTGCACCTTCAATTTACCTTGATGGGTATTTCGTGGAATATCAGAAGGGGCTGGAGCTGAATGATATTATATCAGAAATAGTAACACTGGTGTCGAAATCTGTGCCAGACAAATTTTCAACTGTCGTAGAAGATTTCTGTGATATTAATTTTGTAAAGGAAAGAATCATTATGGTTGCAGTCAATGCAGCGAAAAATCAGGAACTTCTTAATGAAGTGCCACACCAGATAAAGCTGGATTTGGCTTTAATTTATAAGGTAGTACTTGATACTACTGCAACTATACTTGTGAAAAATGAGCATCTAAAACGGTGGGGGATTACTGCAGAAGAACTCTATACATATGCACAGGAGGGAACTAAAAAATTATTTCCATCGTCGATTCAGTCAATGTTTGACATATTACAGGAAATAGTACCAGGGGAAATACCAGAAAATTCAGAGTTTCCTATGTATGTCATTACAAACAGCAAGAGTTTATATGGTGCAGCATCGATTTTTTTAGATGAAACAATAGAAAAATTGGAAAAGCTGTCGCATCAGATGAACTCTAATTTATACCTGATTCCATCATCAATACACGAATGGATTGCTATAAGTATGAAATGTAGAGATGTAAAGGAACTTTCCGAAACGGTGTCAATGGTAAACAGCACTCAGTTTGATGAAGAAGACTGGCTTTCAGATCATATTTATCTGTTTGATGCTGAAACAAAAGAAATATCTATTGTAGCTTAAACCCATGAATATGCCTCAAAAAATTATGAAAAATAGGAGAAAAAATTATGAATACAACGAATACAACAATTACAGCAGTAGCAACAACTGAAACAATTGATCTTGCAAGTACATTAACTGGTTTTTCTGTATCGGTAAAAGACGGAAAAGTAGTGAGCAACATTGTAGAATTAAAAGCAGCAATGGCTTCTAAGAAAGCAGAATTGCTTTCTACAGAATATGTTGGCACAAGAGAGGATCAGATGGCAATGATCCGTTCTGCCAAAGTCGCTGTCAATAAATTTAAGGACGCAACAACAAAGGCAAAAACGTCCGTAAAGAAGGAACTATTAAAACCGTTTGCAGATTTTGAAAAGAACGCAAACGAAACAATTAAAATGGCAGAAGAAACATATGACGACCTTAACGGTCGTTATTTGACGCTTGATGCAGAGCGTAAGGCAGAAAAAAGAGGGAAAATCCGCGAGGAATATGATTCTATTGCGCATGAATGTGGCGTGGGAGAATTTGCAGATGCTCTCTATGGCTTGATCTATGATACAACATGGGAGAATACAGCTTCTTCTATGAAGTCAATCAAAGAGAGTATTAAAAAGGCGTGCGAATCATATGTGCAGGGGCTTAGTACATTGCAGATGATACAAACCGATGATGATATCCGAAAAAAAGCACTTGAAATGTTCAATGAAAATTTGGACGCTGTAAAAGCTATGGCTTACATTACAAGCGAAATGGCTGCAAGAGCAGAAGCAAAGGCGCGTGAGGAAGCCCGCATTGAAGCGGAAAAAGCACGTATCAAAGCTGAAGCGGAAGCCAAAATCGAAGCTGAAAGAAAAAAAGCTGCTGAGGAAGCGGCTGCTAAGATTGAAGCCGAAAGAAAAAGAGTAGAAGCTGAAGCGGAAGCCAAAATCGAAGCTGAAAGAAAAAAAACTGAGGCAAAGGTCCGTGAGGAAGCCCGTATGAAAGAAGTGGCTGCTAAAGTTGAAGCCAAGAAAACTGCAGCAAAATCGATTGCCAGAAGCGAAGCTGAATGCAAAAATGTCGAAGACGAAGCAGTGATCAAGAACGATGTAACTGCTGAATCTACATCAAATGTAGATAGAATAGTTATTTCGTTTCTCCCGGAGGAATGGAAAATGGTAAAAGAATACTGTGAGGTGAACGGTATTTTTTACAGTGAAAAATAAAAATTTATAAAACATTAAATAGAAGGATGCAAATTTAGTTTGCACCCTTCTATTTATATGAAAAATGGAAAGAAATATCATTGGAGCAACACAAATAATGGAATTGTAGAAATGGAGAGGTGTGATGAATATGAGCAGCTTGAAAAAATTTGTTGGTGATTATGCCTATTCTTATATTAAAAATATTGCAGTTGATCAGGATAAATTAAGACATGCATTAGTAACTCCACAGAACGCAAGGAATGTATTCTCTGAATTAGATGAGTTTCAGATAAAGTCAATTTGTTCTGAAATAAGTGCAAATGACACATTTGGTACAATAAGGGAAACTACACAAGAGGAAATTATTGAGGATTTTAATAAAGCTGGATATGATACTGTAATTTTTGATGACAAAGAGAAAATAGCAGAATGTAAAAAATATTATGCATCAGGAGAAAGAATTTGTACTTACAATGATCTTTCTGGTCGTATGTGTCAGTATCATATGATTGTTGCAGTTAAAAAGGACATTAATAAGATACAGAGAAGTAAGAAGCCACAAAGGGAAGATGAATATGGCACATCTATTCTTAATATTCAGATAGCCAAAAACGGAAGTCATATGTCTATTAAGAATCGTTACAATCATACTGTAAATGAATGTGATAGCACACTTAATAATAATTTAGACTTGTTAATTCCTGGCTTACAGGCAAAAGTGCTTGGATATTATAAAATAGCTTGCCTTCATAAAAATAAAAATTATTATAATCGCATTACAAATATAAACGGAATCTACTTGAAATATGGCATAGAGAAAAACAATGTGTACTTTGGAAACTTTGTTCTTGATAGTAAGAATGGAGTGAGATTTGAGGATAATGGCAGATATTATGTGAATAGCTGCTTTGACAATCCTTGTGTACTTGATTTTCATAATAAGGAAGTAATAAAACTTTTTGATGAAAAACAGCAGATTAGCAAGGGAACTTTGTTGACGAGGGCAATGAAAGAAAATTTATTACATAGTGGTAATAAAGAAAGAATGGACGAGCTTAATATTGTTTTCCCTGATGCTTTAAAAGAGTTGTTACAGTGCAGAAAAAAGGCATTGAAATATCTTGCTTGTTGTTATGGCTATGATTTTCAAAAACCATTTAAGGTAACAGGGTTACTTGGAAAGTTCACGGCTAAGAGCATTGAAAAGGTAACAGGAAGCAATAGTGGAATGTTGTTTGTTTGTAAAGAAACAGATGTTAAGTGTGTTGAATTAAACAAAGGCAAGTTCAATGTAGATGTAGAGCGAGAAAGATTTTCAGATTCGATTGATGAATATTATGCAAAACATAATTTTGAAGCAGACAGAAAGAATGGAAAACTTGGAGTATTTATTGTTCAGCAGAGCAATGAATATAAAAGAGAAATAAAAAGAACTTCTACTTATTCTTACCGCTATAGTTATTGTAATAATGAAATATTTGATAAAAGCGGATGTAATGTAACAGAAACAAGAGAACAGTTACGCTATCGCCTTCGTAAATACAAAGATGATAAGAAAAAAAGAGAAGTTGATGCTATCAGTTATGAAACAGATCTCAAAGAGATTAAGGAAATGTTTTCAAAATTAAAAGAAAAACTTATTCTCAAATTAAGTGAGGCAAACACAAGTGAAGAATATAATAGGCTTGAAAATGTATTCAATTATCGTTTTGTATGGATGGTAAAAGATATTGAGGACTTAGAAAAGAAAGTAACTCAAAAAAAATTTAATACTATAAAAGAAGCAACTGATAGTATTGCAAGTCTGAAAGAAAAAATTATGAATAAAATGAGAAAAATTGAAAGCGAGGAGGTTGAGAATTATGCAAATTCTTGATAAAGCAGTTACTCCAGATGGAATGGAAATTGAATTACATGATTTAAGCGGTGAACATAAATTGCCCGATTATAACGGAATGATAATTGTCTTTTGTACAGTTGCTAAAAATACTTTTCCTGAAGGTAAAGGTTGGTATGCACAGAAAGGTAAAGAATTTCGGTCATCTATTTATAGTTGTGGTGACTATACAAAAGACATGGTAAAAGCAGATTATGAAGCATTAAAGGATGGTACAAAAACTCTTGCAGATTTAAAAGCACATCTTTGGAATCATCAGAGAGATTGTTTTGTACTTGGATTATAAGGAGGTTGAGAATTATGAAGACACTTAAAGAAATGCTGATTGAAGCAGGATTTAGAGAAGACAAAGAAATTTTTCATCACGAGTCGGATTTATATGTATATGTAACACCACTTACAACAAGAATTATTGAAGATTGGTGTAATGCAAATGGATATAATAAAGAATGGCATTGTCCTACATTTAAAGACCAGATAACAGGTAAAATGATGTATGATTGTGCATTTCAGTGGTATGAAAATTAGCAGATAGGAGTGTGATTATATGGCAAAACAAATATATTATTTACATAGCTGCAATGAATGGAAAGAGTGTTCAAGTATGGAACTTTTATTCATTGGCACATCTCAACAGAAGTTAAAGATGAAAATCTCGAAAGAGATTGAAGAAGGTAATATGGCATATAAACCTGTTACTACAAGATATGACTATGTTGATGGAAAATTTAAGTTAGTTGACAAAGAAAATACTCCAAAAGAACAGGCAAAACTATTCAGGCAGGATTGGGAAACAGAAACAATGGATATTATTAAGTCTGAATTAAAATATGGAGATTTTGATTATACATATAATAATGAAGAAATGTAGGTGTAATAAATATGTCATATGAAAAAATGATGAAAAGAACAAACGGACATAATCATGATAAAGATTATCAACCAATGTTATTTGCTATGGAAGGAGAGCATATAGAAAGCCTTAACTCCATTGCAGAGAGGACAGCAAAATCTTTTAATGTAAGAGTTAGGAATGATATTAGTGAAGATTTTATACAGATATCAAAAGAATTTCCAACAGAAGACGATGCAGTTCAATATTGTATAGATAATGACTTAGACAATAAATATAAATGGGTTAGGATTTATACTGATAAAGGATTACATATTAGTGGTTGGTAATGAAATTGTAATTTACTTAGAAGGAGCGTGCTTGAAATGGAATTTAGATTAACAAGTGAAAGTATGGAGCTGTTGATTGAATCTATTGTAGATGCAGTTGGAACTACAGAAGATAGAGATATGCAATTTGAAAAGGTAAAAACAATTCTTGAGGATAATGGAATTATAGAAATTAAAAATTAATACAGAGAATAAATAAAGGCAGACGCAAACAAATGTGTCTGTCTTATTTATTAGGAGGGAGAATGTGAGATGCAGTTGATGAAATTTGTAACAAGAGACACCAAAGACAAAAATAAAATTCTTATATGGTGTACAACAAACAGACTAATTACATTCAGAGATTTTATGCAGTATGTGTTGGATGATTTGAAAAATCCTAAAGATTTTATGATTATTGATACAGAAAAGGATCTTGTTTATGACATGTACAAGGTTGCAACAGAAATGTATGGAATGAGAAAGAGAACCTTTGAAGAAAGAACGAATGGTGTTTATACAGGAAAATGGGCAAAATATACAAATTTAGATTTGAATTGTGGAGGTAAGTGACATGGGACTTATATATTTAAAGAATGAAGAGAAACAGTTATACAGTGCATATGGATTAACTGTATATGGCAAGCAGGATAGATATGAGTGGACTATCTACAGTAACAAGCCAGATGAAAATGTATATACATCATTACGGATCGAGCGAAACGGAGAGGAAATCTATAATAGAAATCTTGGTAACAGATGTATTTTTGAAGAAAATTTTAACAGAACTATTGATAACTTCTTATGGTGGATTGATAAAGATAATCCTGATGCATATGACATTGACAATGCAGTTATTAAGGATCTGTGTGAAACAAACTCATTATTTAATCATCTGATTGGAAATCGTAAGCGAAAAGAACAGGCAGAAGCCAATGAGAAGGCAAGAGTTGAAGCTATCAGAGAAGAGGAACAGAAACAGATTAATTTGATTAAGCAGTATTGTGAAAAGAAAAATCTGTTATTCAAACAGTATTATGAAAAGGCTTATCTGATTAAGCTACATAACAAAGATGTAAGGCAGATGATTGAAAATGCAGACAATAAACAGTTTGAAGGATTGAGAGATTTTATGAATGAACATCCTGATAACAAAGATGCTGCGATTGTAATGAATGGAAACATTGAAGACATAGCAAGGCAGATAGCATAGAAAGTGAGGTATGGATATGGAGGTTGTTACAAGAGAATACAAAGTATATAACTTTTCTGAATTATCAGAAGACGCAAAAGAAAAAGCAAAACAGTGGTATTTAGATGACGATTTTAGACCACAGGAATTTGAAAATATCTATACTGAAGATTTGCATTATCTATTTAATAATAGCGATTTGAAGATGCAGTTTTCATTATCTTACTGCCAGGGAGATGGATTAAATATCTATGGAAAACTTGATTTAATGGATGTGTTTGCAGCTATAAGAGATACGGATCATAGTGGAGGACAGTTTAAACAGTATAAAGATTTATTTTCAGAACACGAGCAGAAAACTATTGAAGCATATATGGAGGCTTGCGGAAGAGAGATTGAACTACCATACAACAGACATTATTGTTATTGCGTAGATGATAGAGTTGATTTTGCTGATGAGTGGATTGAAATATTTCAAAAGGAAGGTGAAATTATGAGTCAAAGCAATTATGAAAAATACGCAGTAGTTAAACAGCAGGAATTATTACATAAAGAGAGAAATCTACAACAAGCTATTAGTTGCCTTAGAGACAGAAGAAAATTTGCATCATTGCAGTCTATTGATAGTGCAATAGATTTCGTTGCTGATTTATATGATTTATCTATTGACGAAGTAAAAAAAGCACTGGATGGAGAAGAATATTGGTGTGTGTAACTATTAAATAATTGTATACTTGGAGGTTATTATGGAATTTATACCAACGAATGAATATATGGAAGTCTCTTTGCAGGAAGGACTTAACGCTTTACAAATAGGTCAAACTGATAAGTTATTTTCTGATGGATTAGAGGACTATGAATATATTTATTTTGATAAAGAAAAAGGATTTTGTTATGAGGATAATTGTGTGATTGGAAGTACATTTGACCAAACATTAGATAGATTACATTCTGTCGGATGGTGTTATAAACACAAGTTCTTTATTAAAAAAGAATTGTAAAGAATAGAGGTGTCGATAAATGAGCAGAAAAATAAAATCCATAGACTATGAAGTTTGTGATTATGATGAAGCATATGACCGTGAATCTGCAAGTGATATTGGATGGTGTGGAAAATGCAAAATTCCAGAGTGTCCATATAATAAAGACTTGAATGAAAAGAAACGAATTGGTTGGAATAATACAATGAAACGATGATTTATTGCGACATGAAATAGTTTGGTAAACAGTAAAAATTTTCATGTTGAATAATAATACAATACATGTTATAATACATGTATTAAAAATCTAAATAAAAAAGTCATTAAGCCTATACACTCATTGTGTATGGGCTTTTTATTATAGGATCAGTAGCTGATCCTTTTTTTATGTCCCTTTTTAGGACTTTATATAGATTTTTAATCTGAATTACGCTGGAATCAATAATTCGGCGATTATATATAGGAGGTCCTTATGGATTACAAAAAATTGATTTGCAGGCGGATTTTGGATTTAGATCCGCAATATGATGTGAAAAAACTTAAAAATTCAAGCAAGCAGGAGGTAGAAAATATTTTAAGAAGGAAGAAACAGGAATCTCCAAAGGAGAAATTCCTGCGTAATATTGGCAGAGACAAAAAAAACCGGACTGTTTATAAGGATGAGGTCGGGTTGTTATGGAAACAGCATGAAGGTAAGTTTTATTCATGTTTAGAATTCCATGGAGAGCCGTTTCTTCCGATGAATGAGCAGATAATATGCAAAATATATGAAAGAGATGAAATGCGTCAATCCACTCTCTTTTCATAGGAAAGGAAAATTTATGCAGTACACAGAAAATGGAGAACTGGAAAGCAGGGAAAAACTGCAGCCGGTTCTTGAAATAATAAAAAAGAATTACAATTTTTGCAAAAATCAAAATGCTTTGTCAGAATTATCATCTGGCAAATATAAGCTTTCTTTTGCAAAAAAATTAGATGAAGCTCTACAGCTTCTGAACGTATACGCATTTGAATACATTACGGAAGCCTCGAATTATAATCTTGATTTAAAAGAGACATTAGAAAGTATTCTGGCTGCACATGGAAAAGAATTAAAAAAAGGTTTGCTTCATGGATCTATAGATGAAATTGACACTGTCTTATGGGAGTGCAGAGTAGAATGGATCACAACCGCAGCATCTAATTTAGTATGAAATTGTGTCATACTAAATCAGATTGATAACTCAACAATAGGTATAATTTGGAAAGGAAATTTAACTAGGCTAGGTGATTTTATGGAAAAAATACATCTTACGGATGAAATATATGGTGACATCATTCGTATATTCGCGGATGAACAAATTGCACTTGATGATCATATGTGTACATATATTGAAAAAAAGGATTTATTGTTACAAAATACGTTTCAGAAGAACGTGGTGAATCTGTGACGTTTGCAGACGGCGTAGGTATTGCCAAAAAGAACGGGTTTACAATAGGAATTTTTTATATAATGGCAGAAAAACCATTGGAGGGAACTATATTTCAATATGCAAATTGTTATGATCAAGAACCATTTGTTTCGGAATATGGAAAAACACGAGGATATGCATAAAGGGAAAGGAGAAAGACGCTCTAAATATTAGAGCGTCTAAATTAAAAAAATGAAAGAAAAATATTTAGAACTTGTAAAAACCATCTTACATCACAATGATCTGTATTATAACCACGATAATCCAGAAATTACAGATTATGAATATGATCAGTTGATGATACAGCTAAAAGCAATGGAAAAAGAACATCCTGATTGGATAACAAAAGATTCTCCGACACAGCATGTCGGAGGCACAGCAAAGCGGACCGCCGGAGTCTTAGTGCATCACAACGTGCCGATGCTCAGTCTTCAGGATGTTTTCTCAAAGGAAGAGGTCGTTGATTTTGTAGAGCAGATGAAAGAGCAGCTTGATGATCCTGAATTTGTGGTCGAATATAAGATTGACGGACTGTCCATGACATTGCGTTACACCAATGGCAAATTGGTATTGGCTGAAACCAGAGGAGATGGCATTGAATTTGGCGAAGATGTGACTGTAAATGCGAAAGTTATTTCGGATGTAAAACAACATCTGTCCGATGCACCGGAATACCTGGAAATTCGTGGAGAGGTTTATATGAAAAATGAAGACTTTGACAGAGTTAATGAACGTCAGGAACTGCTTGGTAAGAAGATTTTTGCCAATCCAAGGAATTGTGCTGCAGGTACATTGCGTCAGATTGATTCTTCCATTACAAAAGAAAGAAAACTATCCATGTTTATTTTTAATCTGCAGCAATCTACTGGGCGAACGTTTCAAACACATACTGAATGTTATGAATATTTGAAAGCACAGGGCATCCCGATCATCGAAGATTACAAAGTATGTAAAACGGCAGACGAAGTCTGGGATGCGATCACGGCGATCGGAGAAAACCGTGGAAACCTTGGTTATGATATTGACGGCGCGGTCATTAAGATCAACCGCTATTCGGACAGGGAACTGCTCGGAAATACATCGAAGGTCCCGAAATGGGCGATCGCATACAAATATCCGCCGGAAGAAAAGGAAACGAAATTGCTTGATATTGAACTTTCCGTTGGAAGGACCGGAAGGATCACACCGACTGCCGTGTTTGAGCCGGTGCGCCTATGTGGAACGTCTGTTTCAAGGGCAACACTGCACAATCAGGATTTCATTGATGATTTAGATGTCGGCATTGGCGATACGATCGTGGTTTACAAATCCGGAGAGATCATTCCGAAAGTAAAAGAAGTCCGCAAGGAAAAAAGACCGGACGGCTGGAAGCGTTTTATGATTCCGGATGTCTGTCCGGTCTGCGGTGCAAAGACGGAACGTGAAAAAGATACTGCGGATATCAAGTGTACTTCACCAAACTGCCCGGCGCAGTTAGAACGTCATATCATTAACTTCGTCGGCAGGGATGCCATGGATATCAAGGGATTTGGTACAGTTTATATTGAAGAACTTGTTCGTTTGGGGTATATTAAGGATATTGCCGATATATTTGAACTGAAAGATCACAGGGAAGAGTTGATCGAACAGGGTATTATCGGAAAAGAAAAGAATACAGACAAGCTTTTAGAAACAATCGAAAAGGCAAAAGAAAATGATGCATACATGCTTCTGACCGGATTTGGTATTCCGAATGTTGGAAAAGCTGCCGCAAAGACGATCATGAAACGTTTTTCTTCGATCCTTGATTTAGAGGATGCTGACAGGGATGCCCTGATGGAGGTGGACGATGTCGGGGAAGTCAGCGCAGACTGCATTTTCCGTTTCTTCAATGATGAAAAAAATAAAGAAATGATTGCCCGCCTAAAGTCTTTAGGTGTGAACATGGAAGCGGAAGAGACCGAGACGATCGATTCGGCAGTCAGTGGAAAAACAGTTGTCATCACAGGTACACTGCCGACACTTGGAAGAAAAGAAGCGGCGGAACTGGTGGAGAAATACGGCGGAAAAGTATCCGGATCCGTATCGAAAAAGACAGATTATGTTGTTGCAGGAGAGAGTGCGGGCAGCAAACTGGCAAAGGCACAGGAACTTGGAATCACGGTGCTCACGGAAGCAGAACTGTTTGTACTGCTTGGAATCAGCGCAGAGAATGGAGAATAGTGTGGCAAATAAGCTCGATAGCTTATTTGCCACACAGATATTTGTTTCTGAGCAAAACAAATATCTTTTATGGCAGACAGAAATTTGAAATTTCCGTCGCCGCTTCGCAACAAGTTGCTCAGAGAATGGAGAATATTATGCCAATTAAAACACAGAGTGATTTACCGGCGAAAGAGATATTGGAGAAGGAAAATATATTTGTTATGGATGAAAGTCGAGCAACACATCAGGATATCCGCGTTATTGAGATTGGAATCCTGAATTTAATGCCGTTAAAAGAAGACACAGAGCTGCAGCTCTTGCGTTCGCTGTCGAACACACCGCTGCAGATCAATGTGACATTTATCACAGTATCGTCCCATGAGTCAAAAAACACATCCATGAGCCATTTAAACAAATTCTACGAGACGTTTGATGGAGTAAAAAACCGTTATTTTGACGGACTCATCATCACAGGGGCTCCGGTGGAACAGATGGAATTTGAGGAAGTGGACTACTGGAAAGAAATGTGTGATATTTTTGAATGGACGAAAACACATGTGACATCCACGATGCATTTATGCTGGGGTGCACAGGCAGGACTTTATTATCATTATGGATTGAAAAAGCATCTGCTGGACAAAAAGGTATTCGGGGTGTTTGAACATCATGTCATGAACCGCAAAGTGCCGTTAGTCCGCGGCTTTGACGATTATTTTATGGCACCGCACTCCAGACATACAGAAGTGAGAGCGGAAGACATCCGTAAAATACCGGATCTGACGATCCTTGCCGAGTCTGACGAAGCAGGTGTGTTCCTTGCAATCGCAGACGAAGGCAGACGCATTTTCGTCATGGGACACCCGGAGTATGACCGTGTCACACTTGACAAGGAGTACAAACGTGATAAAGAAAAAGGACTGCCGATCGATCTCCCGGTCAACTATTATCCGGATGATGATGATACGAAAAAGCCGAGGCTGGAGTGGCGGTCACATGGGAATATCCTCTACTCAAACTGGCTGAACTATTATGTGTACCAGACGACACCGTATGAGTTTATTGATACGGCGGAGATTGTAGGGAAATAAGGACTTAGAGCTGTTTTTATAGGGTTTGCGTAAAAATCAAAAATTAATAGTAAGTTGATATATCTTCATATAAATTGATATAATTTTGTATATCTGTGGAGACAAAATGGAGACAGCTCAATTTTGATGGAGACAAAATAATCAATTATATTTGGAGAAAAGAATCTTATGTAAAAAATAATAGTGCAGTGCATTATTTATATTTAGGACATCTTAATAAGTCCATATCAGTTATAGCAATATGATTGATGTGGGCTTATTTTAGTGCCTTAAAATATGAAAACGAAGAAATACTCATATATAGCGATATGAGTGCCGTATGGGGCAAATACACGTTTGCAGATACGTTCTAAAGGCATAAAAAGAAATGAGAATTTCATAGGCACACAAAAATAATTGACAGGAGGAATTTTAAATGTTTGGAACAGTAACGAGATACTTTAACGACAAAGGTTATGGATTTATCCGTGGAGAAGATGGAAAGTCATACTTTATTCATTCGTCTAAATTGAATGGGGAGTATGTTGAGAGAGGATATTATGTATTCTTCAGACCGTTTAGTAATGACAGAAGTGATTATAATGCAAAAGATGTAACAGTGATCGAAGCAACAGAAAGGAAAAGACGATGACAAGAAAAGAATTTTTAAATTTGGTGGCAAAGAATGCTGGGATGCCTAAATATAAGACAAGGATATTTTATGATGCCTTTATGGAAACTTTATTGGAAGTGTTGGAGTCGGGCGATTATGTGTCTTTATTTGGATTTGGACGATTTTATTTACAGGAGTATGATAAATATGTCACATCGAATCCCAAAAAACCGAAAGAAATGATTACAGTACCGGCGCGTAAAAGATTGAAATTTGATCAGAGTATAACTGTCAAAAATTATTTGAACAATTCAGAAGAAGCAAACCAGAATGAGGATATAGAGTAATCGGCAGATATACACCGATTAAAAAAATATGATGGATATTTCCTAACGGGATGGGAAGTAAAAGAAAGCCTGTATCAGAGTCAAGAATATCTTTTGTGCAAATTCTGCACATTTCCCAATATGAGAAATTGAATAAATTTGACTGCTGCATATAGCAGTTTATATAACTGAAGGGATAATTCCTTTGAGTTGTTTTAACGAGCCAAAAAAAGGCTGGATAATTATATTTCCACAGATGTGTGGAATATAGCAGTTTATTAGGGTGCGACATTTATGTCGAACCTATTTCTTGACTTCTGATTTATCAAAAAGGAGGACTATGTTTAGTGAGAATAAAAGAATTGAAGAAACAAAAATATGTAAAAAGTGTGGGAGAAAACTTCCATTAAGTAAATACAACAGAATATATGGGAAGAATTGGACGACAACGTGTAAAGATTGTGTTGCTGATGCACGGATGAAAAAGTGTTATGAGAATGGATTAGCATTATATAATACCGATAAGTCCATGAAAACAAAAAGAAAATTTAAGAAAATTACTTCATCAAGAGTGCTGACAAAAGCGGTATCTGGTATAGAGCGTATTGCTACAGATGAAAGATTTGTATGTCTGCTTGATTATAGGAATACATGGATTTCAAATTATGGTAGAGTTATTATAAAAATGGATGGAATATATCAGCTCCTAAGAGGATCATATTCGCAGACAGATAAAGAATTGTATTATACACTTGAGAAAAATGTATATTTTAAATCTAAAAAGATGTGGGGATATAAAAAGCAGAAGATCAAAGCAAGTGCTCTGGTTATACAGACTTTTATTGTAAATTATGATATGCAGAATAATACAATGTGCTGGCATGAAGGTAATAATAAAAAGGATAATTATTATAAGCATTTGTATCCTGTGACAGCTTTACAGTATGGGGCAATTCAGAATGTTTATGATGAATCCGGTGTGGTAACGGAACAACAGATTATGGATATCGTAAATGCTGTGGAATATAAACCTGAAAATTGGAATCCTTGGTATTTCAGAAGAACCTATGAAGGAGTCGGATATCTTGGAACAGATGATGCAGATTATAATTCTGATGAATATAATCGTTGGAAGAACATGATCCAACGCTGCTACAATAAGAAGATTCATAATGATAAACCGTATTACAAGGATAAATTTGTTTGTGAGGAATGGCATAATTTTGCAAATTTTAGAATCTGGTACAGAGAACATATGATACCAGGAGAGAAAGTTGATTTGGATAAAGATTTGCTCTGTAAAGAGAGTAACATGTATAGTCCAGAAACATGTGTGTTTATGACGCATTATCTTAATACTGTATTTGAGGATAGAGGCATTAAGAGAACCATTAAAGAAACAGACGATGGTTTTAAAGTATGGATGATGATTCTTAATAAGAAAAAGGATATTGGTATCTTTGAAACAAAAGAAGAAGCATACAAAGGTTTTTCAAGTTATAAGGAAGATTATATTAGTGAGCTTGCAGAAAGTTGTAAAGGAAAAGTTCAGGATTGCGTTTATCATGCAATGTTAAATTGGAAAGTTGAGATTACGGAGTAATATTATACCATAGTAATATACTAGGAATTAGATAGGGTAGATCGAGTGGGAATACTTGACATGCCCTATTTTTTTACGTTTTTTCAGAAGGGGTATGGTTATATGGTAGATACTTAAATTCTTAGAATGTTTATGTACCCCCCCCTTGATAACTGCTGCATATTTGGTTATCGTGTATGGTATCGGTATGCGTCAAAATGCTTGATTTTCCATACCTTTGAAAATCTATTTACTGTGAAATAGCGTATTTATATAGATTAAAACAGTATCGTGGGAATGTTAGGAAATAAAGGGTTTTCGTGATTAAAATGGATGGATTATTGACATGTGGAATTATTGCATGAAAACATAGAAAATACATGGCATTTATAAGATTTTCGTTAAAAAATGTTTATCGTATATTGTATATAATTTTGAAACAGATGCGGTATATAAATCTTATATTCATACTGTTGCACATTATATCATAGAAGTTGGTCAGCCTCAGAAGGAATATATTGCGCTACCTCATCTAATCTGCAATTAAGAATCCGGCACAGATCGTTCAGAGTAGTGGTATTCATGGGTTTGTTTTTACGAAGTTTGTCGATAATAGCGCTTGATATATGATGCTTGTTTATCAGCGTATAAGTTGTCTCATTGGAATGTTCAAGTGTATTCCAAAATGGACTATAATCGATCACCACATTTTCCTCCATACCTTTATATTATGTATGGTAAGATGTAGTCTTATACTTGACCATAGTCAGAAAGATGACTATAATAAAAGAAATAATACAAATGAAGGGAGTATGAGGTATGAAGATTTTAAAGAAAGCAATAATCGTGATGATGGTAATTTGCATGTCTGTAACAATGTTCCCTGTCAGTGATGGATATGGGACACAAACAGTACAGGCTGCAAGCAAGGTGAAGTTGAACAAGGCTAAAGCTACGTTAGTACCAGGACAAAAATTGAAATTAAAAATAAGCGGTACGAAAACAAAGGCTAAATGGTCATCATCAAAGAAGTCCGTAGCCACAGTCGATTCTAAAGGACAGATTACAGCAAAGAAAAAAGGAAATTGCTATATTGTTGCAAAGATAGGGAAAAAACAATATAAATGTAAGGTTACTGTAGTTAATTTGTCTGCATTTACACTTAATAAAAAATCTTTATCATTAGAAGAAAACGATGGGTATCAATTAAAAATAAAGTATAAACCATCAAATGTAAAAATTTCTTCTAAAGATGTAAAATGGAGTTCTTCAGATGATGATATAGCAGGGGTTGACGAAGAGGGATATGTTTATGGATATACAGAAGGAACAGCAACTATTACAGCTAAAATAGGGAACAAAAAAACAAAGTGCAAGGTTACTGTTAAACCTGCTGTAATTGATGTAGATAGTATAGATATATCTGATTCAACACTTGAAATGACAGTAGGAGAAGAAAAACAGTTATATGTTACGATACATCCAGATAATGCTACAGAGCAAAATATAATATGGTCTAGTTCGAATGATAAAATTGTGTCAGTAGATAAAAATGGATTGGTTAAAGCTGTTTCTGAAGGAACGGCAGATATAACAGCTACAGTTGATGGAATAGCAGCAAAGTGTAAAGTTACTGTCAAACCTATATATATAACAGATTTTACAGTTGATGAAAAAATAGAAATAAGGATGGGAAATAAAAAAAGCATTATTATTACATTAGTACCGATAAATGCAACTGAAATATTTAAACCATGTTATGAATCTGAAGATACAACAATAGCAGTGGTTTCTCAAACTGGAGAGATAACTCCTGTTTCTGTTGGAGAAACGGTAATAAAAGTCCGTTTTAAAGATATAGAGAAAAAGATAATAGTGTCTATTCTTAAGTCAAAACAACAACTTCTTTCAGAGGAAGACACGAGATATAAAACTGAAGTCTCTGACATTAATAAAACTTATGATGATCAAATTGCTGGGTATGATGAGGGTATTGAATTAGCAATAGAAACATATGGTTATTATTATGGAACGTATGAAGAATATAGAAAGGAATTAACCACATTAACGGAAAATATTGCTACATTACAGAAACAGTTAATTGCCAATCCTAATAATACTAAACTTAAAAAGCAATTAAATGCTCTTATTGATCAGAAGGATACACTTCAAAATGAGTGGAAGGGAAAGACCGAGGTTGAAATGTACAATGAATTAAAAGAAGATTCAGAAGAGGAAAGAACACAAAAACTCGAAGAGGCTAAAACAAAACATTTAAAAAATATAGAGGATATAAATGCATTGGAGGAAAAGAATTTAAAATGGTAATTTTTCCAGTCGCTGTGTGAAGCAACCTACTATACCATATTATAGAAATAATATTGCAAATTGTAGTTTTTAGTACCCAGTATCGGTCGACCTCAAAATATCTATTCATTAGAATTAAACTTTTGTGGTATTGCTACACGCTGACAGGTGCAATATCGCTATTTACAGACTAAAACGGTACAATCTAACAAGGTTACACTACCCACAAAATAAGCCGTATTTGAGCCGTAGAACGTGACAAAATACCGATAGAAGGACATAAGAAAAGGCTAGGAGGTTGACTCTCTTAGCCTTATTTTTTTACGCTCTGTTTAAAATCTGCATTCTTTCCATCTCATATAACCATGATATAAAATTTGTTCCTTGGGCTTTCTGTTCTGCATCCACCATAATACAGTACATTCTATATGCTTTTCTCATTGTGATCTTGTCGGCTCTTCCATCTTCATAATATATAAACATTGTATAACCTCTTTTCCATGTGGTAGGGTGTAGGCTTGTTATTGTCTACACCCTTATTTTTTAGGCTTCTTTTATCCTCTTGACTTCTTCCGTCTGTACTTCTGTACTTCCGTAATAGCTCCGTATATCGTCCATAGATAATTTTTTATGACTTCTCTTTCTGAATGCTTCAGTATGAAAATACCATTTTTTCTTTTCCCTAGCCCATTTAAACCCTAGAGCCTTCAAAGCGTCTTTGTGTTCGTATGTGTTACCGTCAACCCATATCCAACAACCTACAATTTCAATATTGATATTTTCCATTGTAACAATATGTTGTAATACTTCCCTTAACTTTTCATCTTCTGAAAAATCATATTTCATATTATTATAATCTGTTTTGTTGTCGTTGGTGTCGCTTGCTTGCTCTGTCTTGTGTTCGTGTCTGTCTTTTAATATTTTGAATAATGTATCATATTCGACATTGACTTCTTGCGTTGCTTCTGTAGATCCGTTAGGGTTGTCGGGGTGGTATTTCTTTAACAGTTCCTTATATTGTGCTCTGAGTTCTTCCAGTGTATTTACATTATTAAAATATTTCATATGTTATACCTTCTTTCTAATATGGTAGGCGGTGTGTTTCAACCGCCTTTTATTTAGTTGTTTCTTTCTAATGCTTTTATATTGATTAAAGCATCTAATATAGTAAACTTTTCCTTTGTTGTAGCCGTTGCAATACGGTTGTTATCTTCTGTATAAAGATTAACTGCGCCGATTACGTCATCATTAAGTTTTAACTTAATATCTGAAATGCTATTATAATTGTTTACCTTTGCTTCTAACTGTTTTCTTGTGATTCTCATAAGTGATACCTCCGTTTGTTTGTGTTCTTGATTTATTTGTTAATAGTATTATATATTGGTACTAATATAAAAACAATATACATTAGTACCAATATTCAAAATGTTTAATTGTGCAAATGTTATATGTTTTAAATTATACTGGTACTAATATATAGAAAAGAACATTGGTACTAATATAAAATTGTAAATTATGCGAATTGAAAATATATTAGTACTAATATATAATACAGTTACAAGGTCAAGGAAAACAAGACCAACGGCAACCGAGAAAGCCGAAAGCACTCAATACTTAAAGTCATATACATGTGAGGGAAGTAAGTACCAATAGCCACGAAGATGATTTAAGGGTTGCCAGTAACAAATCAATATTTTAAATATGGAGGACAAACATATGTGTATGACGAAAGCAGAGCTTGCAGAAGCAATCAGTGATTTAAGAAGCTACAAAACATTAAAGGATGAGACAGAAACAAAGATCAAAGAGACAGAAAGAAAAATCATTGAATTTTTAAATGAGACGGCAGAATGTGCAACCACTGATAAAAAAGGAAATACAATTAGACAGTACATCGGAGCAGACTATAAGGCTACTTTTTCATTGCAGACTAGGGAAAACGTCAATAAGGAAGCAGTAAAAAAACTTCTTACTCCTGAACAGTTTGCATCGGTTACAACAGAAAGTTCCTTCGGAGTCCTTAGAGTAAAGTAACAAGACAGAAACGGCATAAAGGGGAACTAAATTTTGTTCCCCAAGTGCCACATATTAAAGGAGAAAAGCCATGCAGAAAACAACAATACAATTTGCCACAGTTACGAAAGACGGAGAAAGTCAAAGAGTTGGTAATAGTTTTATTTATCAGTCTAAAATCCAGTATGACGGAAGAAAAACAAAATGGTTTGATGATACAAAATTGATTAGAAGAAAGCAGAAATAAGGGGGATACGCTTATGTACACATTAGAAAATGATCGTTGCGATTCTATTAGAAAAGAAAATGGTATCTGGCACTTTTCCAGAGTCGGAGAACCAACCATTTTTAACAATTATGAAGATGCAGTAAACGCAATCTCTGAAATTGAAAAACAAGGTCATTATGTGGGCGATGTAAAAATTTACAGATTATAAAACCACCAGGCAAGCGGTTCTGTATAGCAGTTAAAAAGCCGTGGCAATTCAATTTGCACTTGCCTATCGGCAGAAATGCCACAATAACAAATCAATTTTAAAGAAAGAATGAGGTAATCACTATGAAGAAAGCATCTTACACAGATCGTCCGTTGACAAAAGAAGAGAAAATTTTTGCAGAGAAACACCATGATTTAATGTATCAGTATATGAGAGTACATAAATTGGATTTGGCTGAGTGGTATGACATCTTAATCATCCCATATTTGCAGGCTGTAAAAAAGTATCATGAATATGAAAGATTGCAGAGTCTTAAATTTGAACAGGTATTTTTCAGAACGCTTGACAATGCAAGAAGCAACTACTGGCGTGATATAAACAGAGCAAAGAATTGTCCTAAAGGTGGAATATTCAGCTATGAGGCAGTATTTGATGATGGATATGAAGAACATGAATTGGGATTTGATCTTATAGATATATATGTCGATGTTGAAAGACAAGTGATATTGAGAGAGTTGTACAAGGAGTTTTATTGCAAGTGTACAGAATATAATGCAAGAATAGCAGGTGTCAGAAGAACCGAATTAGAGATGTTGCTTCAAGGTTATAGAATGAGAGAAATTTTGGATTTTCTATCAGAAAGTGATATGAAGGTAAGCGAGAAAACGTTGTTTGCTAATAGGCGAGTTTTTCAAAAAATCTTAAAAGAGGTTTTTAGTATTTAATCAAGGGAGGAAGGTTGTCAGAAATGGCAATCTTCCAATGCAAAATATAGGAGCGTTGGAAAATTATGAGATTGGAAAAATTAACGGAAATAGAAAAGCAATTTGCAGAGAAAAACCATAACTTAATTTATGGATTCCTACATAGACGAGGATATAGCATAGAGGAATACTATCAGATAGCAGTTTTTGGATTCCTCAAGGCTGTGGAAATATATCATAGAAAACCAGATATAGCGGAAAAATATGATTTCCCATATGTGGCATGGCAGTACATGAGAGCAGAAATTAATGACCATGTAAAGAAGGAAAAGGCAAATAAACGGAAATCAACAGAAAATATTATCAGTCTGGATGCAGAATCAGATGATCTGGAAAATTTATATAATACTATCGGTGGAAAATCGGTAGAAACTAGCCTGATGGAAAATGCAGCCATTCATGAGGTAACGGAAAAATTATCTGAAACTCAGCAGAAAATAGCAATATACAAGATGGATGGATTCAGTAATAAGGAAATCTGTATCTTATTGGAAATTCCTTCGTCATCGTTCTATATGGAAATGAAGCGGATCAAAAGTATATTGGAAAATTTCAGAATATAAGCGGAGGATGGGTTATGGCTATTGTAATTACTAATGGAGAACATTATATACATATAAATGAGCATGGAAAATATGTAAAATTTAATAATCTTTTGAATGCAACACAATTTGCATCTGTACATGAAGCTATTAGTCGTATAAAGAAAGCACCGGCGAAAACTAAGGGATATTATGTCTATGATACATTTACAGATAAGATCGTATGGAAACAGTTTACACAGGAAGAAAGAATTGAAATGCAGGAAAATAAAAATGTCGAGTTAGAAATTAAGCGTACCAATAACGGAAAAATCAAGAGAAAAAAGTATTCTCAGTCAGTACGAAAAGTTATTTATGATAAGTATGATGGACGTTGCCAATTATGCGGAAGGAAAATTTTACTTTCCGATATGACATTGGATCATCATATTGCCTTGTCAATGGGAGGAGCAGACGATGTAAGTAATCTTGTACCAACATGCCTTCCTTGCAATCGGTTCAAATCGAATATTGCACCAGCACTGTTTGAAGAACGTATTAGGGAAATTTTTATGTATCAGATGGAAAAGAAATTTTCTGATAAATGGATTTGGTGCTTTGTAAAAGGAATTCTGGAAATTTTGATCTGATGGAAATGGCACCAATGGAAAATTCTGTTGGTGCTGTTTGAATAATCAAATGGAAATAATAAAATTTTATGGTATACTATATGTAACCGTTATATAAGGTTTATATAGGGAAAGAGAGGAAATAATGGTGGCACTTTCAGATGCGCAGAGAAAAGCAAATGATAAATATATACAGAATAATTATAAACAGGTAAAATTATCTATGCCAAATGCAGAAGCGGAGGCATTGGAGCAGTATTGTAAAACAAAGGAACTAACAAAAGCAGGATTCATTAGGCAGGCTATTAAGGAAAAGATGGAAAGAGAACCATAAAAAGAAGCATGTATTTCATTCAAAAATTAAAGGAGGTATGACCTATGTTAGCAGCAGTAAAAGGAATTGTACAAGGTAACACAGTTGTTATTGAAGATGAAGATATAAGAGATTATGATGGAACAGAAGTTATTGTTACTCTGTTAAATTACCCACAGAGAAAAACAGAGAAAGCACCTGTTGACTGGGATAGTTTTGTTATTCCAAGCGAAAGAGGACAGCATGTAGATGAATATATGAGGGAGATGCGTGAGAATGATAGATTATAAAAAGGCATTTGTAGACACTGCACCATTCATATATTTCATTGAAAAAGATGAAAATAATCCTCAGTATCATGACAAGGTAAAGAAGTTTTTCAGTAATGGATATGAGGCAGATAAAAAGTTTGTAACTTCTGTAATTACAATGGAAGAATATTTTGTATTCCCATACAGAAACAAGCTATATTCATTTATTGATATGTTTGATAGACTTGTTGAAACTACTAATATGGAGATTGTAGAAGTAAATCAAGAGATTGCTAAAAAGGCAGCTCAAATCAGAGCAGAATACAAAGGCTTTAAGGCTATGGATGCAATTCAGTTAGCAGTTGCGTGTCTTACAAAGTGTGATCTATTTCTAACGAATGATAAGCAGTTAAGGCAATTTAAAGAAATAAAGTGCATTACAGTTGATGAACTGGAATAAGACGAAAGCACCAACGGAAAGAAAAACTTTCTGAAGGTGCTTATTTTTCACTATTTTTCATTATTAATCTGTTGGAGAATTTCATCAAGCTCAACAGATCGCCAGCGGTCATGGATAATTTGCTGTTGGAGTTCTGCAATTCTTTTATTGGTATAGTTTCCAAGCCAATTTATAAAGGATTTCGGAATCATGGATTCCGGTAGACTGGAAATTAATGTGAAAAGTAAATCTTCTAATTTGTCATATGCTTTATGGAGCAGAGGTTTCATCCTGCTGCATTTTCTGATTTCAATATCTATGAGTATCACTCCTTTAAAATAATTTTGGAAAATTTGAGAAATGTTTGGAGATATGAAAAAGTTTTTTCCTATATATAAATTGTAAGGTAATTCAAGAGAAAAGACAATGGATTTCTATGATTTGACCTTATATGAAAACAACTGCTTTTATGTAATGGAAAAAGTACGGATATTTATACTGCTGCAATGTAGAAAATCATACATGAAAGTAATTATGGATTTTGTGGAGGATTGATGGAAAATAAAATATTTGCCTACATGAGAATATCAACCAATCATAAGACTCAGAAAATCGACAGACAACAACAGACCATCATTGAGTATTCTGTAAAGAATGGATTTAAGATAGATGATTTCTTTTCAGATATTATTACAGGTGGAACGAAAGCAGAGAACAGACCAGACTTTAATAATATGAAGAATCAGCTTAGAAGTGGCGATACAGTGATTGTATCAGATGTTGATCGTCTTGGAAGAAATGCAGATGATGTTATTGTAGAGATAAAAGACCTACAATCAAAAGGAATCCGTGTAGTTGCTTTAGATGTTCCTTTTATGAATGACTGGCAGAAAATGACGGATGATAGTTTATCGAAAATGATAGTTGATATATTTGTGACATTGAAAGCGCATATTGCTCAACAGGAAAAAGAAAAGATTCATGACAGAGTAATGCAAGGACTGAATACTGCAAAGAAAAAAGGTAAAAAGCTTGGCAGACCTACGACAGGTGTTCCAAAGGATTTTATAAAGGAATACAATAAATTCCAGTCAGGTGAATATGGAAATATGTCTGTTGTACAGTTTGCAAAGTTACAAGGAATTGCAGTGAGTACCTTTTACAAGTATGTGAATCTTTTGAAAGAGAAAGGATCATAGGCGGACACATTATATATAGAAGAAACTCATTCAGATTGGAGGTATTTATGTTATTCATTGAGGAAAAGGAATTGCAACACATGTTAGATACACAGTATAAGAAGGGAATCGAGATAGGAATAAAATTGATGCAGAAGAGAATGTTGTTAGCTTGTGAAAATGGAAATCCGATTGAACTGGATGGCAGAGCGTATTTTGTGAAGTCAGATATTCAGAACCTTAGAAATATTATGGATGATATGGAGGGATAGAGTATGAAACAATCAGTTATAGATCAGATGAAGGAATACAAGCATAGAAATAATGTCAAAGCCATTAAATATGAAGAAGGTATGGAAGATGGATGGTTATGTATAGATACTAATGGTGAACCAGACATATTTTTTGCAGCTAAAGAACCTGCATATAAATTTCAGAAATCTTCCATTCATCATATTGAAATAATTCCAGTAATATTAAATGAAATAAATCCAGTAGTATTAAATAAAATAGGTGGCGAAGGTTATGAAGGGTATGAATTTCATATTTGTTACAATAAAAAATATTATGAATTTAAAGAAGTGCAAAACGGCAGTTGGATATATATAGAAAATGGTCATGTATTTGTTGAGGAAGATTCGGAATACTTCCTTGAAAATTATGAACCATGCATCAATACAGAAATGGCAAGTATCGAATATGACAAGATAATAAATCAAGTTTTTATTAGTAAGAAAGATAAAAGTATTGCAATAGATAGAACAGAAATAGCTACAGTTGAAAAGATTCTGGAAGCATTGGAAATTCCGTATACAGAACGTATAGGACAGATTTTTAAATACCATAATGAGGGCAAAGCATGACTGACAGAGAAGTGTGATTTGGTCACTGAAAATTTTGTGTTCCAGAAAAAAATGCAATGCAGAAGTAAAATATATATGCTATAATTTAGGTGTCATAGGGAGTGATTACTCTTTGATATAAGTGATACTTCACTTTAAAATTGATTGATTTGTTGCAGAAGGGTGTCCCTGGAAGGGGATGCCTTTTCTGTTTGTCGAAAACTTATTATTTCTTATTGACAGGATATTCTTTTTGGGTTACTATAGTTGTACCAAAGAGAAAAATTCAGAAATACTAAAGATAACATCAAGATACCAAAGAAATGAAGAAGAGAGGTACTTGGTGTTTTTTTTTGTACTCAAAATAGATGACAATATAAAAAATAAAGGAGATGGTTTGAAAAAGTATTACTTATCACAATGCTAATTTTGTCACAAAGAATGGAGGATTTGAATATGGATTTTAAATTATTTGATATTATAGTCTTTAACAGATCAATAGAGGAATTTAACAAATACTGGGATAAGAGGGTTGAACGAAATAGAAGAGATGAAACAGATGACGAATGGAAAAACGAATCTTGGATTTATAAAGATTTGATTGGAAGAAATGCACGCCCATTAAATAGTGTTGTTGGCTATATTCATATTTATCTGTCCGGTGGAATTGATTTGATTACAACATTGGATATAGATTGTAGAGAAAGAATGCGATTAGATGGGGCACCAGATATTAGATATGATCCATCAACGTTTACAAGAACTCGTACTAATAAACACATGTCATCAAAAGAGATATTGAATACATTTAATAAAGATTTACTCAATGGATGTAATGAAAGATTGAAGAGAAGATATATTGATTTAGAGGCATGGAATAATTTCAGCAAATCAGTTGATTGGCACGAAGTGATTTATTCGTGCGAGGAACAGAAAACGAAGAAAAATACAATCGAGGAAATACAGGCTAGATATAAAATGATGAATGAGGAATTGCCTGCGTATATAGAACCCAATTTTTAAGTTCGAAGAAAACTCATAGAATGAGAGAAATAGTAGAAAATACATATATTTTTGTTGACTATGAGCTGTATTTGAATGTCATAAGCAAAAAATATTATGTAAACTTCGTAAAGCTATAGGGAACACAAGGATTTTATGCCATTCTGTAAAAAACATAGAAAATACTTGCATTTTAAATCCTATCATAATAGTAGGAAATGGAATGATCTGTCGAATTAAACATCGAACAAAATTATGTAAACTAATGGAAAAGTGGATGTGAAAAAGCATTGATTTTTAAGGGTTTTATGAAGCAGTGAAATATAAGATTTTGAGAAAAACTGCATGATTTTAGTTCGACAGGTTTCAAAAATAATGTAATGTGTGAGAGAAATATAATAAAATACTCAAATACAAGATAACATATAAAGCCATTAGAGAACTAATCTCTGATGGCTTTAATAGGATTAGGGAGTATTATCATCTAAAGATGAAAGCTTTTTCTTGGTAGATTGAATCAACAAGTCGAGTAATTCTTTTGATGACATTTTTCCTAATTCTTCTTCTGGAAGTTCTTTAGATAATTGAATCATCATGTTTGCAAAATTTTGTTTGAAATTTTGTTCTTGAATTTTATGAATGCGATTATAGTCGTTTTCTGGAAGATATTCATATGGATTAAAAAATTCTATTTCATCTTCTGCGTTGTGAGAACCGTACTCTAATATAAGACGTGCATTACATAAATAACATAAAATAATTAAATCTCTTAATGAAAAGCTGTCTCGAGATAATTTATTTCTAAAAGACTGCTCTGTACAATCTAGGTATAACGCAGCTTCTTTAATTGATACTTCAGAAGATTTTAACAGTTTGCGAATAATATCACTGATCCTCTTTTGGGGTTTATTGCCATTAGTCATACTTAGAACCTCCATGTCCATCATTGTAGCATAAGAGTTATGAATAATCAAATAATTTATAAAATATATAATCAAAACGAGTATTGACATATAATCAAAACGATGATATTATTACCTCATAGAAATAAAGAAGCCGATGCTACCAACATCGACTTCAATATATGGATGCTACCAACATCCATAAAAATTGCACAGACTTTAAAATCTGCACTATGTAATTAAGCAAACATATTATAGCAGAACATTTTGAAAAATTCAATTCAAAAAATAAAGTCTTGGGTATTCACCCAGCAATTTCCAAAAATATTTTTAAAATCGTGGAGACATCCACACAAAATTTCCTATATTTAATACAGAACATAAGTTCGAAAATAACAATTACATATTGGAGTGATGCAAAAGAGAGAAAAAGATATTGTAGGCTGAAATGCCTCAAATTTTTCAAACTTGATGAAGTGATAAGTTCACATACATCACACGAAAGAGAGGTGAAACGGATGGAAATTGATAAGGTTTCATTATTGATACTGTCAATTTTGAAGGAATCCAATGCTACAAGACCTGGCACAGGTATGACGTTGCGAGAGATTGCGAATGAAGTGAACCTGTCGGCAGATCGTACATATGCGTTAATTACTGTAAGCCGCAAAGTTTGGGCGATGCGAGACATGGGTTATGTAACATCAAAATTGAAAACAAACAAAGCAGATATGTTTTATATTTCTGCCAAAGGAAAAGAGATAAGGGAGGTACTTTTGAGTGAAGAATAAAACGGTAAAAGAAATGCTTCGATTTATTGCAGTCGGGGCGGCAGGAGCAAATGTCGTACAGATGCTAGAAAAGAAAGGCTATAAGGCATATTACATAAATCTTGCAAAGCAGGACTTAGACTTGATAAACAGCCCAAATAAGTTACATATTTCAGGCGGTGAAGGTGCATCGAAAAACCGTTCTAAGGCGAAACAGGTGTTATCAGAATCTATTGATGAAGTAATGAATGTTTTAGAACAGCAGATTACAGAAGAATACATTTTTGTAGTATTCTCACTTGGCGGCGGATCTGGATCAGGTATCGGTGCATTTCTTGCATCTGTATTAGCAGAAAATCCGGATAAAAAGGTAGGACTTGTAATAATCCTTCCAGCTATGAACGAATCATTACAGGCGCGAATCAATGCATATGAGGCATTAGCAGAAATTGTAGAACTGAAAAATGAACTGTGTTCCATCTTTATTCTGGATAACAATCAGAGAGAGGACAAACTTTCCATCAATCGCAGTTTTGCGAATATGTTCGATTCCTTCATTAATATAAGTAACTATTCATCCATTCGCGGAGTGATTGACATTGCAGAGCAAAAAACATTATTAGAAACTTCAGGTGTTGCAATGATCCATAAAATCACATTGGGTGGAAAAGAAGAGTTGCTGTCTACCATTAACGAAGGTATTTATGTACCACTTGAACCAAATAAGCGTGTGAAATACATCGGATTATCCCAGCCAGACACCAAGGAGACAATTTCTATTGAAGATGTAACCGATGTTGTGGGGGAAGGAATTGATACCTTCTGTGGATATGGGAACGAAGAGACAGTGCTTTATCTTGGTGGCTTGTCATTTCCAAAGACGTATATTGATAAGCTCGCAAAATCTATTAAATCAGAAGAAGAGCGAGTGCAGAAGGTCATGGAAGATGAAGATTTAGGTATGGATATGAGTATTAATTTCCTCAATGGTGCCAAGAAAGAAGAAATAAAAGAGCCAGTTAAGAAAATGTCCATGCGTGACAGATTATTGGCGAGTGTGAACAAGTAAACAGAGAACAATATAGTGGGTAGGTCAGAGATACCCATTAATAAAGAAGAGAGGTAAATATACATGGAAAAATTAAAAGCAGTACAGCGTGAGAAATCAAATGACAAGGAACAGGCAAGACAGATTCTGAGGAATGGCATCTTGAATGGAATGTGTGTTGAAAAACTTATTCAGATGACAGAATTTGGACTGATTGGAAACATAAATTGTAAAATTGGCACTTGTGGTTCAAGCCAGTATTTTACACAGATGAATTATCTAAAGGCTGAAAATAAGAAAGAGCAGGATTTGATTGCTTATTCTTATGTAAAAGATGAAGAAGTTATTTCATCTACATTTATTGCAGTAAATGAGATTGGAGATATTTTTGGTTGTGTCAATGAAGATAATCCAGACAATGTGCTTGATATTAACATTGTTATGGTAGATGGTTCAGGAATCACGATCAACATAATCTATTAGGAGAATATACATTATGAGAAAAACAAATGCAAACAGATTATTAAAAGCTATCACAGATAATCTTGTATCAGTCACAAGTGCAGTAGTGAACCATGATGAAGGTATGAAAGAGCCAATATCAGTTGATAAATTCAAGGAAGATTTAGAGTTCTATGCTAATTCAGGTATTTTTGCAGATACGATTGATTTTTCGTATGAAAAAATTACAGAAGATAAGTTGCATATTGCAATCGGAAAAGCAAGTTGTTACTGCTATGACGATATAGATGTAACTTTGCAGCTTAGTGATGGTGTGGATATGGAAACTGCCACAAAAGAGTTGTATGAAGATCTCAATGAAAGATTGTCAGCATAAAGAGAGAACAATATAGTAGAGGTCAGCCGGTTGGACTGATAAAGGAATTCATGAGATACTTTCTCATTCGTGTCTTATATATAGAAGAAAAAGAGGTTATTTATGAATACATATTAATTGAAGTAATTATGACGAAAATAAAAAGGCAACCGATTATCGGCTGCCTAATATCATTAATCATGTTGAGTTATCTCAATATCAAAGTATTTTGTCCTTATTTTTACATCATGTCGTTTATCATTTAAGCATTTATGCAAAATGGTTATAATGCTAATAATAACCATAACTGATAAAGTCAGTGCAAAAACAACTCCCAAAATTGCTCCCATAAGAAGCACCACCTTTCAGAAAATTGGTGTAAGGTTGACAGTTACAAATATTAAAAGAAGTAATAAAAATAAAATGTTGTATTGAATTAGTTTTAGTTGATTTATTTTCTGATTTGGTTTTATTTTGATTGTTGTAAAATTATGGTTTTTTAATTTAATTATACAGTCATTTTCTTAAATGTCAAGAAAAATAAATATTCATATAAATGAAATGTCTAATCTCCAGCAAATCCCCAGTATACTGGGGAGAATGGAACAGTTGGAAATGATGAGAAAATCGATAAAAAACTCCTGTGATATATTAAAAATGGTGTTGCAAGTGATGAGGTCAAAAAACAGTTAAAGGAAAAAATTTTTGATGCTTTGTCTGTATAAATTGAAGCGAATAGTTACAGTTCAGAACCAATGTCATTTACTTAAGAAGGTAATTCGTAAAAACATATTCAACAATCCACGAACTTGGTGTACTTAAGGATTTATCTGAAATCTTGGGGATTATGTTTTAGATAAAATTATGTTTTATGACAACCATTTCTTCTATTGCAATAAAAATATCAGAAAATATATGTTTTTGGGGTAACCTTAATAAAAGTAAGCAAAAATTTATTTTTTGCTTCCCATTTATCTATAAAAGGTCTATATTAATCATGAGCGGTTATCGGTAACAAAAGCTCATTGGTAGTTTGAACCTGGCTTGACGGCGGAAGGTTCTGTTAGGTCTGATCGGTTCGATATTATCCGCGATCAGACCTTCTACATTTAGGACATTATTGTTTGTTTGATTACGTAAATAATCTCGGCATATTTTTATTGTTTCTGAGAAATTAACCTGATAGTTTAGTTTTCTGGATTGATCTGGTACTTCTACCTGTTTTGATATTTCAGCACAAAAATTATACATGATAGCTCTGGCAAATACTTCTTGAACAATATATGTATATTTTTTGCTATGAAATGAGTTTAAGCATAGAGGATATTTTAAATCACGATACGCTGTTTCTTGCGACCAACGTAGATGATATAGTTCTTTTAACTCATCCATATTAAACTCAATGTCTGGAAGGTTTGTAATCAGATTTTCATATACGCCGGGTGCGATTTCAATCCGCACAATTCGTAATGATAATGAATATTCATGACAAGTGTCGGACAAAAAAACCATGGGAACATTTTTACAAACATAACGATAATCTTCCAGACGCTCTGGATGCTTAAATTTCTTCTTTGCCTTTGTCCGACAAAGGATTCGATCAACATGGAAATCAAGTTCTTTGACTCCATCCAGAGAGAATCCGAGAAGTTTAGAAGTTTTAGCGTCTGTACATCGAATTAAGAAGTATTGTTGCTTATTCAAAACGTGAGCAAAATCATTATAAGAAGCATAACCACGATCTGCAATGTATATCGTAGGATAGTCGTTCCTGACACGATCAACCATGTCACAAAAGGCACGATATTCATTACGTTTTCTTGCTGGTTGAACAAGAATATCCAAGAACTGTTTATCTAAAATGGAATAAAGTGCATTGACATGAATTTGATTAAAACCTCTTGGAGACTTGTTGTTTGGTTCAAAATAAGTGTCTTTATCGTTCGCATCACGAAAGATATCGGCAACAGATCCATCACATGCGACGAGGCGATATTTATTCTTGTATAAAGCAGGTTTAAAATTCTGATTAAAGATTTGCAGCAAACGCCATAATGCATCATCTTTGAGTTTCGCACGCTGATGATAAAAGGCAGCCTTTGTTGGCGCATCTTCTGTACGACAAAAAAAACGATAAAGTTCTTCTCTCAAACAATCATCTTCCATGGTTAATAAAAGGAGAAGAAAATCCTTAAATCCAATTTTTCTGTTTCGAGTAAAATCGGTGTCAGGATGAACTGCATAATTTTCAGGTGTCTGAGAAAGTTCATGGATGGAATCCATGAGTGTTTGTTTTACAAAAGTTGAATACGTCATATTTGCCTCCTTAGTTAAGTGAATAAAACATTTCTTAACTAATTGGCTTTTTTCTGATTTATTGAATCAGAAAAAAGCCACACAAATATGACGTATTGTCAAGTAAAATTTGAGTTACTGGTAGAAAAAAGAGAATTACCCGTTTTGTTAGAGAATTCTCTTAAGTAAATGACATTGGTTCAGAACGGATTTACATATCCCTTTTTTTATTAAAACAATTATCAGTGAAGATGCTGATTACATATTTGACGGAATCACAATACCATTGAAGATAATGGTTACTTATATTGGACGGAATAACAGGCATAGTGTCAGAAATGGCATTATGCCTTCATTAAATTAGAATTGGAGGAATGCACTATTATTACAGAAGAAAGAACAGACTATATGGATTATCTGAATCCATGTAATAAAAATCAGACAGCAAAAATATTAGAGAGATTCTTTTATGTCTCAAATGGGAGAGAGTATATATCTGTTATACCAGATGAAGCAGAAAGAATAACAAAATTACCAACACTTGACGAAGTGAAGGAAGATACAAATAGAGTAGTCACATATGCAAAAGAAATTATCATGAATGCTGATAAATATAAGGATATGGATATAGAAGAAAGCGTCTTAAAACAGTATGCGTGTGACATAGATCCCTTGCTGGATAAGATTATTGCTATAAATATTGCCGATGTTTTGAGCCAAAATAAAAAGATTCAGAATAAAGAACAGCTAAAAAATGTATGGGTTAAATCTCTTGAAGAATTGAAAAAGGATTTTATAAAAGGATTTGAAGAGGATGATAGCTTATTACTACCGCAAAATGTTGTAGGTGGTATTGATATATCAAAACTTGAAATTGGTATGACTGTTAAAAACTATAAAATGCTATGTGAATTGCTAGGGCAGGAAGTTAAAAGCGGTAAATCAAAGAAATATCAACTAGAAGATTTTGCACGTTACTTTGAATGGGAAAAGTCAGGACAGAAATTTATTATTTCAGATATATACGATACTCCATTAACGAAAGAAGATAAGCGCAAACTGGGTAATAATTCAATTTATGTGCAGTGTATAGAAGTGATTTTATTACAGTACCTATCAAAACAGGAAGGCTATACAAGAACATTTACGAAACGCAATTGGTGGGAAATGTTAGGCATGGCAAGTCATAAATATGGAAGAACACCAGAAAATAAATTAAAAAATCTCGATTATAGAATTACCTCATGGTTAGACACTTTTATCAAAGATGTAATAAAAAATTAGAGCAGATTCTTTTTTCTGCATTAAATAGTTTGAAAAATAGAAAACTAATTACTTATGAAATTCAGACAGTTATTGTCACAAAAGATAAAAGAGGTAAAGAACAGTATTTTGAAGCTACTGATCTTCAGAAAAAGCAAATTCTTGAAGTCGAAAGACACATCTTACATAACATTATGGGATATGAAAAAATGTTCCAAGTCTTTATCAGATTCCAACAAGCAGATTTTTATCAACAAGTGAATGATTTATTGTATCAGCAGTACGGATGGAATCACTACTTTAAGCAGATAAAAGTGATTTATACATTTGATGGAGTTAAAGAGGCATTACCAGAATTGGAAATGAAGCTACAAAAGGAATTATTAAATAAGAAAGTAGTCGATTATCTAAATTCAAATGCTAAAGACCTGTATGAAAAAAATAAAGCAGAATATCAACAGCAGATGAAAAATTTGATTGAAGAATATTGGGGTGATACTCCAAGAATTGAATCACATAAAAAGAAAATGTGGAACCCACCAGATACATATTTAGATGCACAGAGAATTTTGACTGATGAACTAATAAGGATAGGTCATAAGGATAGAACATTTTCAATGGAAGAATTTCTGGAAAGTAATTCAGATATTGATGAATTATTTGTATTTGACCAGTGATTATAAAAAGTTGGCACTTTAAAACGGGATATATAAACAATCCTTTATATGGCATTATAAAGTGCCAATTTTTGAAAATACATAAAAATCATACGAGAATCAATGATTTTGTGTAGTGACGCAAGGAACGGAACAAACATCATTTGTGGCTGCCACGCAGACACCCACTAAGGAGATAAGACATGGATAGAAGTTATAGATTAAAAATGGAAGATAAATTGAATACAAATACTCTTACAAAAGAGTACATATTAAATTGCATAGCAAAGCATGAGAAGAAAATCAATGAACTTGCTTATAAGGAAAAGCAGTACAGAGCATCCAATTATAATAATCATAATTTGGAACGAGATAAGCTGATAGAATACAGACAACCTTTTGTTGATGTTCTTATGAAAGAATACAGAATGTCATTGGATGATATTAAAACCGCATTGCAGAATGTAAAGGATAAAAATATTCCTACTAATGCTGTGTGTGACCAGATAAGAGGAATTATTACTAATGGATGTTACTTTCTTGAATAGTGGGTGCTTTACAGCACAAAAAGATTTGTTCCGCTATGGCTACACAAATCTTTCAACGAGAGAATATATCTAATAGATACTTAATTTGAGCGTACCTTGTATGGTTCAAAATATGAATTAAACATTATCATTCATACGATAAAGAGAGAGTATGTCGGCTGCCTAGCGGCATCCGAAATAAGCACCCTCTATTTATCTGAATAATAAGTTTACAATTTTTCACTTATAGATGGAGAATAGATATTATGATAACAATGGAAAAAGCATATGAAAAATTTTATAAATTATTAGAACAGATTGACAATTCAGACATTCCATCAAGTGAGCAGTATGAACTGTATCAAGATATGGAATCTGAAATTGAACAGAAAAAGCAACAAGCGTATGCAGATATGCATGCATATTGATAAAGAGGAGAATTTAATAATGGCAAATAAACATAACGAATTTTGTTGTATATGTGGAAGTAAAAAAGATGAAGTAGATATGTTAATAAAGGGTAAGTATGGTTACATTTGTGATAGTTGTATCAGCATTGCAAGTGACCTACTCAATGATGAGGAAGAGGAATCTATTACAAATAATATGCAGTTGGCTACACCTTCACAGATAAAAGCACATTTAGATCAGTATGTTATCGGACAGGATGAAGCAAAGAGAATACTTGCAGTTGCAGTCTACAATCACTATAAGAGATTAAAGCAAAATAAAAAATCAGATGTTGAGATACAGAAGTCCAATATCCTTATGATTGGTTCAACCGGCAGTGGAAAGACATATTTAGCCCAGTCACTTGCAAAATTCTTAGGTGTTCCATTTGCTATTGCTGATGCTACAACACTTACTGAAGCTGGTTATGTTGGTGACGATGTAGAGGTCATGTTAAGAACACTCTTACAGAATGCAAATTATGACATTGAATCAGCACAGCGAGGAATCATTTACATTGATGAGATAGATAAGATCAGTCGTAAAGGCGAGAATATGTCAATTACTCGTGATGTATCTGGTGAGGGAGTACAGCAAGCACTTCTTAAAATTATTGAGGGTACAGTATCAGAAGTGCCAGTAACAGGCAGTAGGAAACATCCGCAAGCTGAAACAATAAAGATTGATACATCTAACATTCTATTTATTTGTGGTGGAGCATTTGATGGCATTGATAAGATAATAGGCAAGGAAGAGACACGTAATAGTATTGGATTTGGTGCTAATGTTGTTAATAAAAATGAATCAGTTACCGACTTGTCAAAGGTTGAGCAGCACGATCTTGTGAAATATGGTCTTATGCCAGAACTTATAGGCAGACTTCCTATTATAACTGCATTGAATCCGCTATCAGAGGAAGATTTGGTACATATTCTCACAGAGCCTAAAAATGCTATCACAAAGCAGTACCAGGAGTTATTATCAATGGATGGTGTGAAGCTAGAATTTGAGGGCGAAGCATTGAAAAAGATTGCTGAATTGGCTATTAAAAAGAAAACTGGTGCAAGAGGTCTTAGAAGTATCATTGAATCAGCTATGCAGAAAGTTATGTTTGATGTTCCAGATATGACAAGTGCAAAGAAAGTTATTGTAACTGCTGATTGTGTGGAAGGAAAAGCGGATGCATTGGTTTATGGTGCAAGGAATAAGAAGATAGCGTGACATTTTCTCCATTTGGAGAAGAAGTGGATTGCACTCCAATTGGAGTGTATTGCAACAAGGAAAGGAGCGTTACTGAAATAAGTTCTGCTGAAATCAGCGTAACTTTAATCGGTAACAAAATACATATGAGGTATGAAACATATGAGCAAGAACAAGCTAGATTAAAAAAAGAATATGAAGAATTTTTACAAGGAAAATGGCATTATCAATATTCCTTTAAATTGAATTGTGAATATTGCGGTAGAGAATTTTATTCAAAAAATCGCAGACGTAAATATTGTTGCTATAGATGTGTAAATGATAATTATATTCAGAAACGAAAAGAAAGAAAACAGTTAGAGAAAAATCTTGTATGTGTGATTTGCAATAAACCTTTTGTGGCTAAGAAAAAGGATGCTATGTATTGTTCAAATGCTTGTAAACAGAAAGCATACAGATTAAAGAAAAAAGATGTTACTGATTGATGTTTCGTCCATTTGGACGGAACTGAGAAAATGTTACCGATATAGGTTCTCTCCAATTGGAGTGCAGTTTATAAGGTGTTACTAATCTAAGTTTTTTCCAAATGGAGAACAGTCTAAATGTTATTGATATAGGTTGTGGCAAATTCGCCACAACTTAAAATGGTAACAGAAACAGAAGGAGAATATATATTATGGGTACGATTGTTAATTTTACAGATACTAAAAAGAAGAAACTTAATACATCAAAGATAAGAGAACTTACATTGAAAATGTCAGATATAATCGGTGATGCTGAACTTACTGAAATGAAAGATGGAGATATTTTAATGGATTCAGTTTCAGAAGCAAAAGTTAAAGAGATAGAAGGATTGATACATCTGGAATATCTGAAAGCTGGTTATAAAATAGAGGAGATTTGCTTATGAGTAATAAATTCACAGTAACAACAGGAAATAAACACACAGCCGAATTAAACAGGCTTACAAGAACAATCATGTTGCATGATATATGGAACAGGCAGTATCACAACACAGTTAGCAGCATGTTCCAAAAGTACAAGAGTATAGATGATTGGTCGCAGGATGAACTTATGAAGGTTGCTCTATGTGGTGTGAAGTATATAAAATGCGTTGCAGATATTGAGAGAGAAAACCAGAGATTAGATTCAAGCTACAATACACCATTTGCAATAAAAGAAGCAGGATTTAATATGATAGATGTTCTGTTTGGTATAGGTCGTATCAAGCTGAAAAATCTGATTAAGATATTCCCGATAGATAAAACCTATGATGGCGATAAATGGGGCTGCAAGGATTACTTTTTCACAATGGATGTTCTGAAGGAAAAAGGATTGGACAATGCGGTTGGTCGTGATGGTGTATTCGATTTAATGTGGGATTATGAGAACAGAGATTTGAGAAATTTCACAGTATTCTATATGAGCTGCATGAGTGCAATGTACAAACAGCAGACAGGTGTTGGTATGGCTGAAAAATTCTGTGAAGATAATGGAATCGGTACTTACACGATGGACAGAGAGAATGGTCTATTGATTGATAACCAGAGTGGCGAAATTGCAAAAATGAGCAATAAGCCTTCATTTATGCAGATTGTGAAGTAAAATTCTATTTTCCGATTAGCATCAAAAGTACATTGAAAATTGAATATTGGCGGTTGTTGTGGTATTCTTAATCTAAAATATACAATATGGAGGATTTTTAATGGAACGTAACGATAGATGTTTCTGTGGAAGCGGAATCAAATATAAAAAATGTCATTACAGAATTAATGGTGAAAGTAAATTAGCAAATATATATAGAGCATATAATGAGTACAATAATGCTTGTATTCAAAAAGGAATATGTAATAATTGTAGAAAGGGATGTTCACAATGTTGCAATGACTATTTCTTTATTTCTGAAAGTGAATTTCTACAAATATTGGAAGAATTAATATATAGAAAAATAAATATAAATGATTATATTAGTAAGGCAAAGGCGGTTAAAAAGCATATTGAAAAAGTTCATCCAGAAATAATAAAGAAACTTAACGAATTTATGCCGAAATCAGTAGATAATATAGATGAATCTTTTTTTAAAGATTCAATTAATCCCCCTGATTTACCAGCATGTATTTTTTTAGATAATAATAAGTGCAGTATTTATAATGTACGCCCATCTATATGCAGGGGATATGGGACAACAGAAGAATGTGGAATTATAAAGAATAAAAAATATGATTTTGAAGAAAAATATAAAATGTATAACGAAGCAAGTATTATTTCGCATAGTGGAGATACAACGAAAGCAATATTAAAAAGAACCTATCCGTTATTTTATTGGTTTGCTTATTTCTTAGATGATTCATGGTATAATTTTACAATGGAAAAGCTTAGAAGAATTAGAGATGACAAAAATGATGCTTATTATGATTTTACAAGGAAATTGCAATGACATAATAGATATATGAATTTATATAATGAATACCAACCGTCAATATTCGATGGTTGGTATTTTTTTACGCAAAATCAGAAACGGAACGGAGAATATTACATATAGAAGAATGAATGGAGGTTGATTACTATAAGTAAGATAAATTATAAAAAGGTTTTAAAGCCATTATATATAGAGTCAATGGAGGCAAGTCATGTTTATATCAATGAACGTGCAGTACAGGAAGACGCAACCGCACAATATAAAATTGGTAAGGAATATGTGGACTTTAAAAAGATTAATACAAAGAGATCTGTATTAGCGGACAGTTTATTTCTTAGATTCATGCAATCGAGTATTACAAGAATTGGTGGTGATTTTAGTAAGGACTTTATTGTATTGAAATTCAATTACGATGCTGATTTTAAGATAAATGATGAAACGGAAGAGAAGGTCACAAAAGAAGACTTGCGTACACTATACTATAAGAAGGGAGTGACTTTTACCTCTGATGTCAAAGATGCTAAAAGTAAACAGAAGCTGAGTAGTGAAGAGAATAGGTGTCATCCAATACATTATAAAATGTTAATGAGATCACCTGGTAAGGCAAAAGATGGCGATTGTGTATTCATACGAGATAATTTATATCATAAAGCAATCAATTTCTTAACAATGGGATTATATGATTTGATGAATGAGGAAGCAAAGAAGGATCCGGATAAGGTATTCAAAATTGTTGAGTTATCTGCGTATTTAACATTAACGACTGCTGCTGCAAATGGTTATATACGGATTCCGTGGAATCGAATTTTAGTTGTACCGGATGAGGAAGTTTATTCGAAACGGATGAATGCGGTTATTGTACAATCCGAACCAGTAACACGAACATATGAGAAAAAAGAATTTTATATAGATTTTGATAGTCCTAAAACAGAGAAACTTATCAATAAAAAGGGATTTACATTTGATGAAGAAAAAGCGAAGAGTCATGATTTGACATATATAGCCAAAACTAAAAAAGCACTCATAGATAATGGAATCAGATGGAATCGTTATTACGGATATTCGGAAATCGTAGAGGAAGACGTTACTAGGGATGAATGTTTTGCTCACTATGTGCCAGATGAAAAAGTCAAAAATATTCTTTGGGATGGCATGGGATTAATAGATGAATCAATCTTTCCTAAAGATATGAATGGATTTATTTATTGTAGATCGCATTTCTTTAAAAGTTGTTTGTTCCGTGGAAATATTCAAGATTTTTTCAAAGATTATTGCAAGGAACATGGATTTGATTATAAAAATTTTACTACTGAGAAGATTGATATGTTTGAACGCAAACTTAGTCTATCTAATATTGATGTTGTGATTACGGACAAGTCTCTTAAATGGCTGAAATTTGTTGATGTGATGAGCTGTGGTCAAGAAGGCACTCCGAAGGATGCGTTTAATAAATATTATAAGCGGTATATGAAATTACATGATAATTGGTTTTCAATCGTAAAGACCGCTCATTCGAGTAAATGGGGAGATATGCAGTTGATGGCATATCAGATGGATAATTCGCTTCCAACTACGGATAAAAATGTATTAGGGCGTATTGCGGATCAGTCGGTGCGGTTTTGCAATGAGTTAAAACTTGCAGATGATGAAGCATATCTGAAATATCTGGATCAGAGAAAAAACAATTTTAATATCAATGAAATGTTGATTGAATTGGTAAAATGGAATCCTGACTTTAGACGTACAGAGTTTTTTAGAAGTAAGAAAACTAAGGATATAAGTAAATTGAAGAATGAATACTTTAAACAAGGACGGTTACTGCAAAATGGAGATAATCTTACTATTATGGATAACCCGATTGCACTTTTGTTAAAAGCAGTAGGTGCAGATCCGTTGCAGGAAGGTTGCTTTGATGTAGTAGAGGATGGTGTTCAGTGTTATACACCAAGATTTAAGGCTGGGGATAGGTTGGCTGCATTTAGAAGTCCTCATAATTCACCCAATAATATAATTCATTTATACAATATATATCCTGATAGGCTGGTTAAGTATTTCCCTAATATAGGTCAGAATGTGATTGTATTCAACGCTATAGGTACTGATACACAATCAAGGCTATCGGGTCATGATGTTGATAGCGATTTTGTGTATACAACAAATCAGCCTGATTTAGCAGAATTGGCAAGAATAGCCTATGTCAATTATCCGACAATAATTAATGGCGTTGAAGAAAAAGGTAGCAGTTCATATCATTTTGTATTAGAAGATTTTGCGCAGATGGATAATAAAATTGCTTCCGCACAAGAATCTATTGGAACATCAACAGACACTGCGCAACTTGCGTTGAGTTATTACTATGATGAGGGCATGATAAGTGAAGAACTGAAGAAATGCTTTGTTATTCTATCCGTAATTGCTCAGATCAGTATAGACTTGGCTAAAAAGGAATTCAATATTGATGTTGTGAATGAGATTAATCGAATTAAAAGATTGCCATGTATGAAAGATAAAGATATTCCGGCATTTTATGCTGCTACTAAGAAAAGTCGGAATAACAAGAATTTTGATATGGATAAGATTCGTTCTATGAATTGTCCAATGGATATAATTGCAGATTATATTGATGAAAAGGTAATAGGGCGTGCTGATGGAATCGACCATCTTCCGATTCGTAATTTCTTTAATAAGCAAGTTATAGGCAAAGGGAATCGCTACAAAAAGGAAAAGTTAATTAGACTTGCTAAATCATACAACGACTCAAGAAGGTATTTGGAGAACAACAAAGACCAGTATACAGATGATTGTTTCATTAATTTGAAAATAACCAATATGAATCAGTTTTTGAATCGTGCAAGTAAAAGTCTGGATCAAGAAACAATTATGCAGTTGATTATATATGCACTTAAGGATGACAATTCAGATGTAAGCTCGATAATCCTCAATTTTTTATTTAGGGAGCATCATGACGAATTTATGAATTGCTTTGTGAAAAAGTACCAAAAATAACAATGGAAAATTATGCAAAAACTGTTATAATGCAACAAAAAACAAGCGTTTAGAACATCTCCTTATGGAAAGAGATCTGTGCATGAAAAGACCGTAGGCTGAGTAGTGCGTGGGAAACTTCATTTCCATTTTCCATGTTTAAAAGTTAAATCTAAGCAATTTAACAAATTAGCTGATACATTGTCCTCAAACAGCAGTGTGTTGGTAGAGTACCGAGTGTATTCAAACAAAACAATGATTGAGCGGACAGACTGATTCAAACTAGGTTTGTCCGTGAAAATCAGAAAAGTGTAGTATTTCGTCAATTATTGGTATATAATGGATATTATAATACTAATGATTGGTGGGGACTATATGACAAACTCAGATTATATATTATTTTTAGATGAAAGTGCAGAAACAAAAACAAATCCATATTTGTTGCTTGGTGGTATTGTAATATCAAGAAATAATTATAAAAAGTTTTTGATACCATCTATACAGAACACAAAATCTATTTTAGGGAATTCTAATATTGTATTTCATTATACTAATATGCTTAAAAAACAAAAAGATTTTAAAATGATGTGTTCGAATACGGATATGTGTACTAATTTTTGGGATTCGCTAAGAAAAAGTATTGACGATGCGGATTTTAAAGTAATAACTGCATATACTAACGTTAAAGAATATTTTGACGAATATCCTGAATTTTCTCATGATATATATGAAATACTTTTCTCTTCTGTAATAAATAGTTATATACACTTTTTAATAAAAAATAAGGCGCGTGGAAGTATAGTATTTGAATCAAGAGAAGAAACACAAAATAGGAAAATACAAAAGCATTATTTTCATATTTTACAAAATGGTACTAATATTTATATCCCAGAAGCAATTGATAAGTATATAACTACTACAAGTTTTACTGTAAAAGAAGAAAATAGTATTGGACTGCAAATGGCAGATATCGTTGCGTATAATTGTATAAGACATATTAATGGATATAAAATTCAACATTGTATGTGGGATGTCTTAGAATCTAAAATATATGATGGATATAAAGAAGATATTAATTCATATGGGTTGGTAAAATTATTTTAATATTGACAATAAGTTTATTATTTGATATACTCTTATACACAAACAAGGAAATGGGTGTCCATTAGCCTTGACTTGTACCATATCAAACAGAAATGGGTGTCCATTAGCTGACAGATATGTGACATCAGGAGGAATTAAACAATTGTCTTTTGACATGCGTTTAGAACATGAAGTAATACAGAGCCATAAATTATGGCTCTGTATTATTTTGTTTGTATAATAAACAAGAGTAGAACTAATCTCCTGCTCTTTTATTATGTACGAATTCGATTATAGAAGCCAGTGCGATTATTTTTGCACTGGTTATTCTTTTGTCAATAAAACTAGATATATCAAGAGAGGAGGAATGAGAGTGAAACAGGAAGAACTACGGAGTCTTTATAAAGAGAGACTTGAACGAGAGAAGCAAACATACATTTCAAAAATGGTCAAGATTGATCCAAGCATTTTATCAAAATTCAAAACAGGGAAAATTGATTTGTACCCTGATTTATTTTCGAGATTAGAAGACTATCTATTAAATTCATAAAATACAATTCAAATTTATCTCAGGCGAAAAGCCACAATCTGATTATTTCAATCAAAAATTCCACGAGGAAAATCTATGAAACTAAATATCGGTGACAGAATCTATTACGATGATTCTATTTATGCTGTTGTGGCAGTAATCTACACAACGGTTTATTTGTGTGCTGTAAACGATGACAGTACAAATTTTGACTACGAAATACAAGAAATTTATAAAACATACAAGGACATAGAGTTCCTTGGGAAAGAAGAATATTAGAATGGAAGAAACCAAATATACATATGACGATTTATTTCAGGCGGTTAGCTGCCTGGATGATGAGAAGAAAACATTTTTAATGCAGACTGCTGATATGCGGCATGTACTTAGTATGATGAACTCTGATAAAACGTTTGAAAAGACAATGAAAAGTATAGATACATATATTGCATATTATCAGCTTTTGCAGGCGTATTTAGTGGATTTGAAAGAGTGTTTAGAATCTGGAAGCTATATTGTAGCTGCCGGAATTAACGTGGACACTATTTCGGAGAATTACGATAGCTTGGAAGAAGATGAGAAGAAAGCAGTGGTGCTTAATCTTTTGAATAATGCAAATTTCCAGAAAAAATGTTGTGAGATTATGGCTGGAGATTTTAAAAGACTTGTAAACTCAGATGCAATTTTAAAAGCAATCGACAATCTGACAGGAGTGAGTAGATACTTTGATAGAATGGTTCAGCTTGGAATTGGCTGTAATCATATATACGAGGTCGAGTCATGAAAAATACCTATGATGATATAGATAAGTTACTAAAGGATATGCGGTCTGATATAGAAGATACATTGTCAAAGGAAGTATTTGAGGAAGTCCGTGATATTGAAATGGAACATGTATACAGGGATGTTTTGAGTACATACAGTCCGAAGATTTATGATCGTAGAGGTACTAGCGGTATAGATGATCCAAGAAATGTTATTGGATATGTAAAAGATATGAGTTTGGAAGTTGATAATGTCACACCATTTAATGATGGTTACGGGACATATAATCGGGGAAATGATTTAGCAGATTTGATTAACGAAGGTGACGGTGGTGCGAGTCATCTTTATTATGATTTTACAGGAAATTTTATACAGCCACGCCCTTTTTTAGATAACACACAGGAAGAAATTAATAAAACAGACAGAGTAGATAGAGCATTAGAAAAAGGTCTGAAAAGACGTGGACACGATATTAGTTAGAAAGGAATGAGTAAATGGCAAAGAAGATAAATATAGATGTAAATTTGCGCGATGAAGAAGCAAAGAAAAAACTAAAAGATATACAGAACGGTAAATATAAAGTAGATATGGATGTCAATGTGGATGGCATAAATCAGACTACACAGGGGATGAACCGTCTTAAAGCATCTGCGAGCAATACCAATACAACATTCGGTAAACTAAGAAATACGATTAGTGATACTTTTTCTACTGGTAAACTGGCGATGACAGGATACTTGGCAGTTTTAAGAAGTATTAATCTTGCTTCGAAAAATGCAAAACAGAGCATAAAAGAACTGGATAAGAGTGTGACTGATTTATCGGTTGCTACGAATATGAGTAGAAAATCTACATATGATCTTCTGGGACAATATAATAACATGGCAAAGCAGTTGTCGAGTACAACTACACATATTTCATCTGCTGCGGATGATTATTTGCGTGCCGGTAAAAGTATGAGCGAAGCAAATAAACTTATTCAGGACTCTATTATGCTATCAAAACTTGGACAGATAGATTCTGGTGCAGCCACAGAGGATTTATTAGCGACCATGAATGGTTTTAATATGTCTGTCGAGGAAGTAAATAAGGCATTGGATTCAATGGTTGCTATTGATATGGCAGCGGCAACAAGCAGTGGAGATATAGCAACCGCATTAAAGTATTGTGCTTCAAGTGCAGACGTGGCGGGTGTTTCATTTAATAAGTTGGCTGCGATGATAGGAACAGTTCAGGATAAAACACAGCAGTCAGCAGAAACAGTCGGTACATTTATGAATACCCTGTTATCAAGATACCGGAATGTAAAAATAGGACAGTTCGTAGATGATGATGGACAGGATTTATCTGATGTCGAAACGATTTTAGATTCTGTTGGGATCAAATTGCGTGAGACAAATCATGAGTTTAGAGATTTTGAAACGGTCATTGATGAAGTTGCTAAGAGTTGGAATAATTACTCTGGTGTACAACAGGCTGCTATTGCAAAAGCATTTAGTGGATCAAGACAACAGAACCGTTTTATAGCACTCATGGAAGGTTATAACAAAACATTAGAACTTACAGAGGTTGCAGCCAATAGTGCTGGAACAGCAGTTGAGAAGTTTAATAATAGCTATCAGAACAGTCTGGAAGCCAAGCAGAATACTTTACAGGCAACTTTTGAATCCATGATTATGAACTCTGATATGGGTAATGTTTATGGTGATATTTTGGATGCAACAACAGCACTTGTTAAATTTGTTGACGAAACAAATCTTCTCAAAGGTGCACTTACAGGATTAGCAACTTTTGGTGGAATCAAAGCATTTATGACAATTAAGACTGGTGCAATGGAAGCATACGTTGAATTGAATAAATTCAAAAATGCAATGGATATTGTAAAGAGTACTAATATTTCCACGGCACAGTTTGATAAATTATTGTTACTTTCTGAAGGATTATCAAAGAGTCAGATGAAGCAGGTTTTATCGACTAATTCACTCACGATGGCACAGAAGAAACAACTTTTGATGGTTTCGGGACTCAGTGAAGAAGAATCGGTTGCTGCATTGCAGGCTTGGAAGATGACTGCTGCAAACAATGGTCTTACTGCATCAACAACATCTGCAAGCAATGCTTTTAAAGGTCTTACAATGATGATTAAAGCCAATCCGTTTATGATTGCTGTAACGGCAATTACGATTGGTGTGGCAGTATGGCAGAAGTACAAACAGTCTATAGAGGACGTAAAGGACAGGATTGACGAATTATCTGATTCAATTTCCACATTAGAATCTGAATGTGAATCATTAAAAGAAACAGGATCAGAAAAACTGACCGACGCAGAACAAGCACGATTACAGTATCTTGAAGATCGTATTGCTCGTGAAAAAGAACTGAAAGAACTGGAAGAAGCAAGATATATTCGCGAAAAATATGGCAATAATACAGTTGGTAATTATCTGAATGAAGATAACCAGAATGCAAAATATAGTGATTTTCGTGAAAAATATTTCGATGGAATGAGCAAAGTAGATGTCACTTCTTTAGCATATGGAATCGACCATGATGAGAAGAACGTCATTGACATTGGATCAAAGATTGACGAATATTTAGAGAGCCAGAAAAAGATTCAGCTATACATAGATCAGATGAACAAATATGACTCTGATCGTCAGGAATATATTTGGGCTGATGAATTAAAGACAAAAGAAGAAAATAAATTAGAAAAACTAATTCCACAGCTTCAGGAAGAATATCAGAATTACAAAGAAACCAAATATGAAGCTGAGACAGCTATTGATGAAATGACACAGGATTTAGACAATCCTAATCTGACAGATAAAGACAAAGAAACGATTCAGAGTTGGATTGCACAGTATCAAGATGTTGTCAAAATTGCTGATTATTACATTGGTTTAATGAGAGACATCCCGGCTATTCCAAGTGATACAGATACCAACACATATCATAATTGGTATAGCAAATTATCCGATGACGAAAAAGAATTAGCCAATAGTGATGATTTCAAAGAAGCTCTTGAAAAACAGAAAGAAGGACTGGGCAAAGCTGCTTTAGCCGCAAATGATTATGATATTGCTTTACAGGAAGTAAAAAATGCACAAGAGTCTGTTGCAAATAGTGGTGATGGCATTGGAACAACTTCTTTTTCAGATACTATTACAGAACTTTCTGATTTACAGGATGATTTATCAGATCTTGATGAAGCAATGGCAAATATTGTTTCGGATGGTAATGTAGATTTATCATCTTTAGACGGATTGATTGAAGCATTTGGTAAATTAGAAGAAGCTGGTAAAAACATAGATACATCTACTGTTGATGAAGCAATGAAATCCTTATCTGATGCTACTTCTATCCAGTCAGCACAGCAGGCATTAGATACTTTGTGCACAGAGTATATCAAAGCGTCTGGCATTCTTGATAATTTAAATGAGAGCAACAAAAATCTCATTGCAACAAGATTACAGGGAATGGGCGTAGCCAATGCAGAAGAAATGGTCGAGGCTCGTTTAGCAGCACAGAAATATGCTACAGCTAATGGATGTATTGATCTTGCAAATGCAACATGGGAAGAGATTTCTGCATTAATTGCTGAAGGTAACGCTTCTCAGGAGACACAACAGTATCTTGCTAATTTAGCACTGTCAAAAATTGATGTTAATAATATTAAGCTGGACACAAAAGCCGATGTAGATAACATTATTGCTATCGCAAATGCGGCAGGTGCAAGTGCAGCTCAGATTGCAGCATTAAAAACTGCGTTAGCTTCTCTTAGTAATGCGAACATCACAAAATGGGATGACGCAAATAAAGGTGGTGGTATGGGAAGTACTAATCTTATGAACCCAGCCAAATTAAATACACCTTCTAGCGGGAATTCTAAGATTGACCAGTTTGCAAAACAGCAACAGGCACAGAAGACGAAAGATGCTGTACAGGATGCTACGGATACACTTGCAAAGACATTAGACGATATAAAAAATGGTACATACAATCTTGACGCATCCAATTTTTATGCTAATTATTCTGGTGGCTCTGCTACAAGTAAAGCGGTCAATGATGCTGCAAAAGCAGCCAAGGATGCTGCAAAAGATGTAAAAGAAGCTGTTGCAGAAACATTTGATTTTATTGAAAATGGTATCAATCGTTTTGATAAAGCATTTTCTAAACTCGAAGATAAAGTAG